CCCCGCAAGGTGCGCCGCGCCATGCGCAACGACCGCCGTCGCATCGTCCTGACTGCGAAGGGACTGCGCAAGCTGCGTCGCAACGGTACGGACGGCGCGACCGCCAACCTTTTCAAGATGCGAGATGCTGAGACGGTACGCGACTGCGTCCCGCTCGGCCTCACGTCAGGCGACGTCAACTATGCCCTGAAGATGGGCACCATAGACCTAGAGGAGAATTGAGATGGAAATGCTGAAGAAGCGCCCCAACGCATTCGAGCAGCCCTGCATCCGCTGCGGCGTGCCCGTGCCGGAGTACAAGGGAATCACCTTCCTTGATCCTAGCGACAAGTGGAGAAGCGTCCACACGGGCTGCATCAACCCCGACGGGCGCACTGTGGACGCGAAGCAAGCGGTCGCGCCCACGAAAGAGGCCAGCGTGGACGACGCCGCGATGGGAACCGCCGTGGACACGGTGATCAAGCTGATGGCCAGCAAGATGGCCGAGCTCGTGCCCGAGCTTGTGGAGGCGAACCTTGACAAGCTGAGCCGCGTGGAGGCGATCAAGGTCGGCAAAGCTCCTGCCGTCAAGGTGGACGTAGCTCACCAGATGCTCCCGACCGTGCTGACCGCTGTAGTGGCGGGCGCGGCTCCGTTCATCGTCGGCCCGGCTGGCAGCGGCAAGACTACGCTGGCTGAGCAGATCGCAGCGGCGCTCAAGCTCAAGTTCTACATGGAGGCGCGGGTGACTTCCGAGTTCAAGCTCCTCGGCTTCATCGACGCCGCTGGGCACGTTGTCCGGACGCAGTTCCGTGACGCGTACGAAAAGGGCGGCGTCTTCCTGTTTGACGAGGTTGATGCAAGCGATGCTGATGCGATGACCGCATTCAACGCCGCCCTCGCCAATGGCCATTGTGCCTTCCCGGACAAGCTCGTCAAGCGGCACAAGGACTTCCACGCCATCGCCGCTGGCAACACGTTCGGGCGCGGGGCGGACCGGCAGTACGTCGGCCGCAATCAGCTGGACGCGGCCACGCTGGACCGGTTCGTGGTCATGGAGGTTGACTACGACGAACAGCTGGAGAAGCAGATCGCCGGCGACGCCGAGTGGGTCAAGCGCGTGCAGGCGGTGCGCGCCGCTGTCACGGTGGAGAAGGTCCGCCACATTGTCTCGCCGCGTGCCAGCATCATGGGAGCGAAGATGCTCGCCGCTGGCATGGAGCGGTCTGTGGTGGAAGAGGCCTGCATCTGGAAGGGCCTGGACGCGGGGAACCGCGCCCGCGTGGCGAGCCGTATGGGGGAGACCTACAATGCTGGAGCATGACGACGGACGACGCTGGAAGATCCAGTTTGACAGTCTCTGGGAGCTGACCGACTGGCTCAGCAAGACGCCAGAGCGGTGGACGTGCCGTGGCTCCCGCACGGAGGTAAGCCACAGCTGGACCCTCGGCGTTGACTACGACAAGGCGCTCAAGCTGGCCAGCGAGGGCTGGGAGGAAGGTGTCAGGGAGATCACCGCACTGGCGGCGACCGTGCCAAACGCTATGACCTACGAGCAACGCTACGGCGTCGCAGGGGACCGGCCGGACGTGCCGCGCTATCTGGCGGGGGATCCGTTCAACATGGTTCACCGTGGCAAGGTGCAGAAGCCGAAGCCTGCGATGACCATCGTGGCCAGCTACGGAGCGAACTGTAGCGTCCGCGCGCAGGACATGTGGAACTTCGGCGCGGCGCTCACTGCGTTGGTGGATCGGCTTGAGAGCCGCCATGTGCGGGTGGAGCTGATCGCTGTATGGCGCACGACTGGCCTGCGCGACGGAAGCGAGGCGAACATTGCTCACACGGTAAAGCGGGCGGAGGACGCGCTGGACATATCTGCAGTCGCCTTCAGTCTTGCGCACCCTGCTATGCTCCGGCGGCTCGGCTTCGCTGTACTGGAGCGGTCTGATAGGAAGCGCGAGACTAGCGGCTATGGACGCAGCGAAAGTAAGATCACTGCGCAGAACCTGATAGACCCGCCAGCGGGCGCACTGTACATAGGCGGCGTCGGGTCTACGAAGCAATGCGGCACGCTCGCTGGAGCGCTCGCATACGCCAAGCGTATGATCAACGACGCCGCTGGCGAAGAGATCGCAGAACTGGAGGAGCTGTCATGACTAAGTCTATCCATTGGTACAGCGTCGGCGCGCTCTGCGGTCTGGGCGCGATAGTAACCGGCGTGGCTGAGCTTGTCGGACTCGGCGATGACTACGGCCCGTGGCTTGTTCTCTCGTGGATCTGCCTCGGCGTAGGAACGATACTGAGAAAGCTGGAGGAGCTATGACCCACAAGAAGCACAGACGCGTGCGGTGGAAGGTCCGCCGCTGCGCCGACGGCTGGCTCCCTGTGGTTCTCATTGGCGAAGAGCCGATGACGCTTAGGTGCGAGCCAGATAAAGCTACGGCGAAGGCAGTTGCGCGCCGCCAAGCCGGTCAACTCAACAGCGCGCAGGCATTAACGTGAGGAGAAAGACGATGACGATTGGTGAAGGATTCAACATTCTCGGCAGCGAAGTGCGCGTCGTCGCACGTAAGATGGTCGAGGACGGCATGAAGTTGGGCGCGCCGCTACCGTGCGACAAGGAAATGCTGATTGACCTCAGTAGCCACGCGGCGGAAAGCGCCTTGCGCGTGCTGGCTGATCACGTGGACCGGAGCGGCCTGCCCAACGGCGGGGACGTCGTTATGATGGCGCTCATCTGCAAGTTGCTGGGCGGCGGGTTAGATCTGATTAGCGATAACCTCAAGGTCGTCGCCGTTCAGGCTATGCGGGACGAGCTCCGCCAGTGAGCACGCGCATTCAAGTCGGTTCGGTTGTCGTAGCGGTCAGAGATGGCGGTCACGATAACCACGGTCTTCCGGTACAGCGCCCCGTTGCCGGGCGCACGTACCGGGTGACGTCCATCTACGAGATGGGGTACGGACTTGGATGCACTCTGCAAGGCATGGACCCTCAGCCCTACAGAGGATACTTTCTGCTCACCCGCAAGGGAAGCGGGAGCTATCCGCCGGGCTGGTGGTTCAAGCCGCTGGAGGTCGCAGACAAGGAGTTCACCGCGACCCTGTTCGACTACCTGAGGAGTAAACCAAATGTTGACGCCTGAACAGATGCGTGCGTCGCCGGAGTACTGCATGGCGGCGATCGCTACGCTGGACAAGCTGAGCGAGAGGAAGGATCTGCACCCTGCCGTCGCCATATTCTATGATAAGGCGAAGGTCGGCTACAAGCGCCGGATGCTCGCCGCGATGTATGGAGGTTGAGATGACCCGCATCAACTGCGTCCCAGTCCAGGAGCTTCACGGCAAGCATCTCGTGGCGGAGTATCGAGAGCTCCCCAGAGTGTACGCGCTGGCCGTGGCCGCTTATGCACGCGGGGAGCGGCCTGCTGACCACCCTGCCGTCTACAGGCTGGGCGCGGGGCATGTCAAGTTCTTCTACAGCCGCCTTGGCTACGTGACCAAGCGGCACCGCCAGCTTATTGCTGAGATGTTGCGGCGCGGCTATAATCCCACGTACTCGCATGTTCTGATGCCGGACGTGCCGGTGGGCTGGATGCGCGGATGGAGGCCCGACGCCGCTGCACTGGCGCTGAACCGTGCGCGGCTCAAGGAAAGAGCGCCGAGATGACCGACGCAGACGATGCAAAGACTCTGAAGAAGGAACTTGCCCGCGCCACCATGCGCGCGCAGGCGTCGGAGGCTTTGAACAAGGAGCTCCAAGAGGAGATAGACGAGCTCCACGAAGAGGTTGAGCGGCTGCGCGCAGAGGCGAAGCTGAAGGAAAAGCTGGAGAGCGCCGCGCAGAAGGTCGATGAGCGGGAGGAGCAACTCTACCCGTATCAGCAGGAGATGATGCGCCTGCTCATGAACCAAACTCCTCCGTGGCGCGGGCGCGCTCGCGCCGACAGGGATTACTACCTGAGGGACGGCTGCAAGGCCCGCGTCGTAGAAGACTTCGTCAACAATACCGTGAGGCTGGTGCTGGAGCGCAGCGGCGGAGCGACTTTCTGCTATCAGCTGGAGCCGCTCTTCGACGTAGTGTCGCCGTCTCGCCTAAGGGAGACTCTGCTGAAGGCCAGCTACGAGCTGATGAGAATGGCCGGGCTGCCGGAGAACCCAAGCATAGCGAAGGCACTGGCCGATGAGTACTACGCCAAGATCACGAAAGGAGAAAGATATGAGTGGAGATAAAGCAAAGGACCACCCCATGTCAGTAACCCAGGAACAGGTGACGCAGGCGCTCAAGCCGTGTCCGTTTTGCGGAGTGCATCTGCATAAAATGTCCGAGCAGCGGGGCTACTTCCACGATAAGCGGGATTGCCCTCTGTCCGATTTTCACATGGAGGCCGATGGCTACAGCGAAGCCCGATGGAACCAACGCACCGAACCGCAGGACGCATCCCGCCCGAGCGAGGCCGCAAAACACGTGGAGGAGGAACTCACATTCATCCTCAACGAGTATCATCGCGTTGCAAAAGACGACGGCAATGTTGGCTTCATCAATGCCGTGCAAAGTATCCTCAACCTTATCCCGGAAGCCCTCCGCACCCAAGAGGCACGCCCCTCGGCCGTGGAGGCGCTGCGGGAGGCGGGTGCAGACCTAGCTGATGCCGCTCGCTCCGAATGGGACACGGCAAACCGGGCCTCTCCGCAACTAGCCGAAGCACTTGCCGCTTGGGACTTTGCCCTCCTCTCCACCGCGCCCGATAGCGCCACTACGCAGGGAGAGGGGCTCTCGTTCGACCGGAAACGTTATTTCGGAGAGAGGATCGAAAGATGACCCCCACACAATCCGAAGCGCAGCCTGCCGTCCCGCACGAATACGGCCCGAGCCGCGTTGGCCACGGTGAAGCGCAATGCAAATGGTGTCTCGGGACCAACCGAGAAAACGCCATCATCTCGCCGAACCATTGCAGGTGGCGGGCAGAGCGTGACCCTGCATTTACTCGCGCCCCCGCCACCGAACAGATGGAGATTTCCTGATGGCCGATCACAATGAAGCGCAGCCTGCCGGGCTTGCGGAATACGCCACCTATCGAATCCGGGAAAACAAGCGAAAGGGATATTCCCATGTTCGCTTGACCATTCAGGAAGCAGAAGCGCTATGCCGCACCCCCGCCACCGAACAGCCTGCCCCGAGTGCGTTGGCGGATGAGGTAGATATTGCTTGTAAAGCATATGCGGATGCGACCGAATATTACATTCAGTTCCACCGAGGCCTTTCATCGCCAAGCGCGGACAAAATGCGCAAAGGAATGCGCGCGGCTCTACATGCCCTCCGCACCCAACCCCAAGCGGCACGGCCCGAGGTGGTGGAGGCAGACCGATACCACCTGAAAGAGCCGGTGATTTTCCATACCGCCGATGGACCTAAAGAATGCGGTGAAGGATGGTTACTCATCACTGAAGCGGAATACGACGCGCTATCCGAACAGCCCCGCACCGATGCGGCGAGGATGCGGATAGGCTGTGAGGTCGAGCACAAGCCATCCGGCGCGCGTGGCGTAATCGTCGGAAGCGTCGAGGGATGGTGGAATGTCCGATTTAAGGACGGAACCGAAGTGGTTTGCCGCCCCTCCAATCTCGCCCGCATCGACCAAGCCCTAGGAGAACAGCGGTGACCACCAATCAATCCCCCGAGGGGCTGGCGGACAAGCTGAGGAAGGCTGACCGAGATTGGTATGTTCCGGGCGAAAGTTACCCCGTCATCTCCGTCGCTGCCGATGCGTGGATCAAGGAGGTAAGGCCGCTACTCGCCCCAGCGGTCTCCGCCCTCCGCGACCACACCGGGGAAGGCGATGCGTTGCTGGCCGATGCACTTTCCCGCGTCCTCGCCGTGATTGATGAAAGCTACCGGCAATACGGTATCGAGTGGGCGCGCGCTGACCTTAGCCAGTTCGTTCATGCTCGGGCCGTCCTCGACGCCCACCTATCCCGCACGCCCGACCGCGAAGGAGACAAGAAATGACCTGCCCTCATGAGAACACGGAGAAAAGCCGATACGCGAGCTATTGCGTCGACTGCGGGCTTCGCATGATCAACACTCCCCCGCCAATCTACTACAGACACCTGGAAGACGCCAGAAAGCGGCTGTGGCGCAGCCTGAGCGACTACCCCGGCATTCTCGAGCCGCACAAGACCTACATCGGCACACTCTATCTGGAGGACGCCCGCGCGTGGGCGCTTGTACGGGTGGAGTTCTGCACCGAGTGCGGCCACTTCGAGGTCGCTCAGAGCCTCAGTGTGGACCAACGCTGCCACGCGGCGGCCCCGGTCACCCACATAGCTGAGGACGTCCTGGGCACTCCTCCCTTGCCTTCTCAGCGGGGCGGTGCTAACTAGGCAACCCTCTCAGAGCCTGCCGCCTGCGCCTAACTCGGCGTGGGCGGCTTTTCTGGAAGTCCAGTGTTCCTCGGGGTCTCTACATGGCAAAACGCAAAGGTGAGTGGACAAAGCTGGGGAAGGAGAAGCTGCTGAGTAGCGGCCTGACCAGCAGTCAAGGGGCGGCGCTGGGCATGTACGAAGTCCCGAGCGCGATGCAGTTAGATAAGAGGTTTCAGGCACGTCCGGCGCTCGTCATCCCGTACATGGGCCGCGACAAGAAGCCGCTGGCGAGCCATCCCAAGTGGCCAAACTTTTTCCGCGTAAGATATCTGGATAGTCCGCCGGTCGGCTTCAAGGACCTCGCCGGGGACAAAGACCAGCGGTACGCTCAGCCCTTCAACTCTGGGGTCTGCGCATACTTGCCGATGTCTGTGAACTGGATGGAGATATCTGACGACATCGAGTATGACATAATCATAACGGAGGGCGAGCTCAAAGCCGCCGCCGCGTGCGAGGCCGGGTTCCCCACCATCGGACTAGGCGGGGTGTGGAACTTCCGGTCCAGCAAGGACGGCATCTGGTTTCTACCTGAGCTCAACGCCTTCAAGTGGGCGCAGCGTACGGTCTTCATCTGTTTTGATAGCGACTACCTCAGCAAACCCAATGTTTGCCTTGCCATCAATGCGCTGTGCGAAGAACTCCAAGAGCGCGGCGCGCTGATAAAGCTGCTCGCTCTGCCGCCCGGCCCGGAGGACCAGAAGGTCGGACTGGACGACTACCTTCTAGAACACGAGCCTGAAGAGCTGACAGATTTGCTGGAAGCGGCCGAGCCCATTGGCATGACTCGCGCCCTGTGGAACCTGAACAACGAAGTCGTCTACGTGGAAGACCCCGGCCTGATCGTGGTGGAGGAAACCTTCCAGAAGATGAACGCCGATCAGTTCAAGGGACATTCCAAGTGGGCGACGGACACCGCCATCGAAGCGAGGGTCAGCGCCAAGGGTGACGTCGTGCGCGAGAAGGTGCCCGCCGCCCCCGTCTGGCTCCGCTGGCCGTTGCGGCGCAGCGTGCGCAAGTTGACCTACGCGCCGGGCGAAGACCGCATAACGGAGGACCGCAAGCTCAATCAGTGGCCGGGCTGGGGCGTGCTACCTAAGAAGGGGACAGTGAAGCCGTGGCTCAAGCTGACGGAGTTCTTGTTCGGCGATGCGGAGGACGGAATCCTCGAGTACTTCTACGACTGGTGCGCGTGGCCTATCCAGAACCCCGGTGCGAAGATGTTCACCGCCGTCGTTATCCATGGTCTGGCTCAGGGCACCGGCAAGACGCTGGTCGGCTACACGCTCGGGCGCATATATGGCGAGAACTTCAAGGAGATCGGCGACGACGATCTGGAGGAAAGCTACTGGGCCGAGAACAAGCAATTCATCCTAGGCGACGAAATCACCGGCAAGGACAATCGCGCCTACATGAACGTCCTCAAGCGCCTGATCACCAAGGCCGAGATAGACATCAATATCAAGTTCGTGCCGCAGTACAGCCTCCCCAACGCAATGAACTTCCTATTCACCGCGCAGCACGGGGATAGCTTCTTTCTGGAAGACAAGGACCGACGCTTCTTGGTCGTGGACGTGCAGTCCGACCCGCTGGACGACGCCTTCTACGCTGAGTACGACACATGGTACAAGGGCGATGGCGCGAGCTGTCTGTACGACTGGCTCCTGAACCGCAAGATCAGTAAGAACTTCAACCCTAACGCGCCAGCGCCCAAGACGTTCGCCAAGGAGCGCATGATCGCCGCGACCAAGGGAGACGCCGCCGCATGGGTTGCCGAGCTCAAGCAATTCCCCGACCAGATACTGCGCATCGGCGAGATGGTTCACACCCGCGACCTGTTCAGCAGCCGCGAATTATTGAACCTGTACGAGCGCGAGAACGTCAACAGCCGCGTGACCGCGGTCGGGCTGGGCCGCCAGCTCAGCAACGCGGGCCTGCCGCAAGTGTTCAATGGTCAGCCACTCAAGGGGCCGGATGGAAAGATGGAAAGGTTCTTCGCAGTGCGGAACGCAGAGCATTGGCGCAAGGTGAAAGATCGTAAGAAGCTGGAGGCGCACCTGAAGTCAGCGCCGAAGAGGGGTCGCTAAGATGATCGTTACACGTAAGATGGCGGAAGATGCGTGGCGCGTCATACTGTCGTGGCTGCCGGAGGGGCTGACGGAGAACCCGCCGCCTCCTACTACAGAAGACGAGGTCCGCGCCAGCTACCGCGCGGCGTCCAAGCGGGCGCACCCGGACGGCGGGGGAGACCCTGCGGCCTTCGCCGCCGTGGACCGCGCCAAGCACGTTCTGTTGGAGTGGTTGAAAAAGCCGCGCCCGGCGGAGGTCCCCCACGGCGAAAAATGTGATCGCTGCGCTGGCAAGGGTTTCATGATGAGCCAGCGTGGCTTCCGCGCTCTGCGGGTTCAGTGCGCCAGATGTCGGGGCACCGGCGAACTCGGTGTTGAGATTGATGAAGGAGACGGACGATGAAACCTATGCTTGCATTCAAGTTGGACGAGCCGGAGCAGGCGCGCTTGCCCGTGCTGGTCAGCCCCAAGCTGGACGGCATTCGCTGCCTGATAGTGGCGGGCGTGCCGGTCAGCCGGAACATGAAGAAGATCCCGAACAAGCACATCTACAACGAGCTGAAGAAGCTCAAGCTGACCGGGCTGGACGGTGAGCTTATCGTCGGCCCTCCCACGGCGGAGGACTGCTACCGCGTCACCAACTCCGGCGTGATGTCGGCAGAAGGCGAGCCGGACTGGACTTACTACGTCTTTGACGACTTCAGCGCTCTCCGGTTCGAAGATCGCCTCAAGGCTGCGGCCAAGCGCGTCAAAGCTGCGAAGCACTCCCGCGTCAAGATGGTGCCTCACTTCGCGTGCAGTTCGGCGGAGCGTATTGATGAACTTGAGGCGGCCTTCTTGGCTGAGGGTTACGAGGGCATCATGGGCCGTGATATCAACGGCCTGTACAAGCAAGGCCGCTCCGGGAAGACGGACATGGCCCTGTGGAAGCTGAAGCGGTTCGTGGACAGTGAGGCGGAGATCCTTGGGTTCCAGGAGCAGATGCACAACGCCAATCCCGCGAAGAAGGACGCGCTCGGCCGCACTGAGCGTTCCGGCCACAAGGCGAACATGGTCCCCAAGAACACGCTCGGCGCGCTCCACGTGCGAGACGTCCATAGTGGCGTGACGTTCGATATCGGCACCGGCTTCGACGACGAGGAGCGGCGCGACTTCTGGGAGAACAAGGGCCTCTACATGGGCGCGGTCGTCAAGTACAAGTCCATGCCCATCGGCGTGAAGGACAAACCCCGGTTCCCCGTGTTCCTTGGGTTCCGCAGCGACCTCTGAAGCCTTCTGCCTGCTGGGCGAAAAGGCTCCCAAGCGGATCAAGTAAACGGGCTTGCCCGTCAGTGCCGGGCAGGTTATAAGTGCAGGTGAAGCCCAAGGCCGGTCAGTGCTTCTTCAAAGAGATTCCGGCAGCGTGGCGGCAAGAGTTCCTCTCCCCCGAGACTCTTGCCGCCGCGTCTTACGCAGGTGCTAGTTAGCTAAGGAACGAGTGAAGATGGCGAAGTTAACGATCGGCGAAGCTGTCAAAGCCGCCGCCAAGCTGGACATCAAGATCGCAGGTCTGGCCCCTCCCAAGAAAACCCTCCCCAAGACAAAGCTCGGCGGACTGGCCGACGCCCTCAAGGACGTGGAGCTACAGCGCCTCGCCGTGGCTAAGGTCGCCGACGCGCTGAAGGCGGAAGAGACCCGCATCCGCGAACACCTTATCGAAACTCTCGACGCGAACACTGAAGGCGGGGCCGTGGGCCTGCGCTACAAGGCCGTCGTGGTGCGGGAAGACAAGCCGGTTGTGGAGGACTGGGACAAGTTCTACGAGCACATCCGCAAGAAGAAAGCGTTCGACCTGCTGAACAAGGCGGTCAACGCCAGCGCCATGAAGGCGCGGTGGGAGGACGGCAAGTCCGTTCCGGGCGTCGGCAGCTTCCACGCCAAGAAAATCTCGCTGACGAAGGTGTAGCGTGAGGACTCGCCGGATAGTGCTCGCTCAAGATGATGACAGCGGGAACGTCTGCATCATCGCCTCTCAGCGCAAGAAAGGGAGAAACACGACCGTCCACGTATGGCTGACGCCCGAGGAGGCGCAGCACGTATCCAACCGCATTCAGTCATTTGCCAAGGGACAGCACCCTGTTCCCGAGGTTGTTTTCACACAGGAGTCCTAAGAAATGGCAGCGAAGAAAAAGGGCGGCACCGCCGTCGCAAACTACGATGAAGAGCTCGCGAAACTCGCAGGCCAGTCCGCCACCCTGACGGATAGCGGCGGCGGGGGCCGGTTCTTCAGCACGCGGGCTGGCGTCCTCCAGTTCGACGACGTTGCCCTGCCCGGCAACCAGATGTGCGTCATCATCGGCGCATGGTGTCTGGAGAACGTCTATTACGAAGAGGCCTTCGACGCCGACAACCGCACCCCGCCCACATGCTTCGCCTTCCACAAGGACCCGGAGACGAAGGACGAAATGGGGCCGGACCCGGAGCATCTGACGGACGACGTGTTCGACCAGCAGAGCGAACTCTGCAAGGACTGTCCTCAGAACGAGTGGGGCAGCGCCGCCAAGGGCCGGGGCAAGGCGTGTAGCAATCGGCGCCGACTGGCCTGTCTGCCCGCTGGCACCTACACCAGCGCCGGGCGTGGAGGCGGCTACGAACTGGAGCTGATCGACGACGAGGACCACTTCCGCTCCGCCGACGAGGCCTTCCTCAAGATTCCGGTCATGAGCGGCAAGGGCTTCGACGCCTACGTCAAGGACGTCGCCGAGCAGTTGCGCAAGCCGCTGTTCGCGGTGTACACCCGCGTCTATCTGACGCCGGACCCCAAGAGTCAGTTCAAGGTCAACTTCGAACTGATCGAGGAAGTCGACCCCGGCCTCATCCCCACGCTGATGGACCGCTACCGTAAGCTCCACGAAGGCATCGACTTCCCCTACGTGCCGTTCACGGAGGAAGAAGACGACCAGCCCGCCCGCAAGGCCAGCGCCAGCAAGAAGCTGACCAAGGGGCGCGGCAAGAAGAAGTGATACAACGTGCCGCGCCCGCGTTCCTAAGAGCCGCGCGGGCGACGGTAAGGCTGGCCGAGAGTCTTCAAACTCCTCTTGGCTAGTGGAGGCGGGAGCGCGCGTTTCATCGTCGCGCCGCTCCGTGGTCTCCCACCTTTCTCAGACGATGGAGAATATATGCGCTGTCCCGCTCTCCCCGCTGTTGACTTCGAAACCGAGGCTATTGAAGACCGGCCGGAGTACCCGCCCAAGTCGGTAGGCGTCAGCATCAAACTGCCCGGTAAGAAGTCGCGGTATTTCGGCTGGGGGCACCCCACCGGGAACAACTGCTCCAAGAAGGACGCGATCAACGCGCTGAAGACCGTGTGGAGGCCCGGCAAGGGCGTCCTCTTTTTCAACGGCAAATTCGACGTGGACGTGGCCGAGACGCACCTTGGCCTTCCCCGCCTGCCCGCGCTGGACATGCACGACGCGATGTTCATGATGTTCCTGCGCGACCCGCATAGCCGCGAGCTCGGTCTCAAGCCGCTGGCCGAGCGCTTCCTGGGGGAGCCGCCGGACGAGCAGGACGAGGTCCGCGCGTGGGTGATGGCGCACAAGAAGGAGCTCGAGGCCAAGCACGGCAAGTTCAAGCCGAGCGAGTGGGGGCGGCACATATGCCACACGCCCGGCGACATTGTCGGTCGCTACGCCTGCGGCGACACGGACCGGACCGTCGGGCTGTTCAAGGACTCCTGGGACTATGTCATCAACCAGCACGGAATGCTCGAAGCGTACCAGCGCGAGCAGAAGGTCATGCCGATCTTTCTGGATAACGAGCGTGTCGGCATCCGCGTTGATGTACGCGCCCTCCGCCGCGACGTCAAGAAGTACCAAGCCGCTCTGGAGAAAGTCGACGACTGGCTCCGCAAGCGGCTGAAGCGCCCCGGCCTCAGCATGGACAACGACGCCAACATGCTGGAGGCGCTGCTGTCTGCCAAGGTCGTGCGGGAAGAGGACCTAGTCCTCACGCCCACCGGCAAGTTCAGCATCAGCAAGAAGAATCTGACGCCGGACCTGTACCGCGATCCGCAGGTGGCCAGCGCCTTCGGCTATCGGAACCGGCTGACAACCTGCCTCAAGATGTTCATGGTGCCGTGGCTGGAGCAGGCCGAGCGCCGTGGCGATGGCTACATCAGCACGAACTGGAATCAGATTCGCAATGAGGGCGGCGGCACGCGGACCGGCAGGCCCAGCACGACCAAGCCGAACTTCCTGAACATCAGCAAGAGTTGGGACAACAACGACGATGGCTACGAGCATCCCGCTTTCCTCAATGTGCCTCCGCTCCCGCTCGTGCGGGTGTATCTGCTTCCCGATGAAGGGGAGGCATGGCTTCATCGTGATTACAATGGGCAGGAGCTTCGCCTCGCCGCGCACTTCGAGGATGGGCCTCTTCTTGCCGCATATCAGCGAGATCCTTGGCTCGATGTTCACCAGCACGTAAGCGACTTGATCGAAGAGGTCACGACGCTGCACTTTGAGCGCAAGAACGTCAAGATCGCCAACTTTCGCATAATCTACGGCGGCGGTGCCCCGGCCACGGCGGCGGGCATAGGCTGCTCCATCGATGAGGCCAAGCAACTCCTCAACGCGCACAAGCGGGCGCTGCCCAGCCTTACCGGGCGGGGCGGGCTGGCGGACCAGACCAAGACGATTGGCAAGAGCGGGGAGTGCCTGTTCACGTGGGGCGGGCGTGCGTACTACGTGGAGCCGCCGAGCTTCAACAAGAAATACAACCGGCCCATGACGTATGAGTACAAGCTACTCAACTATCTGTGCCAAGGTTCCGCGGCCGACGTTACGAAGCAGGCCATGATCAACTACCATGAGCATCCCAAGCGGCGGGGGCGCTTTCTGGTTCAGGTGTACGACGAAATGAACGCGTCGTCCGGCCCGGACCCGAAGGCCGAAATGGCCGTGCTTCGCGAAAGCATGGAGGCGGTGAGCGACGAGCTCGACGTTGCCATGCTCAGCGAAGGCAAGTCCGGCAAGAGCTGGGGTCACCAGAAGAAGTTCACAGAAGGGAAGAGTAAATATGAGTGAAGAAGCAAAAGTTAGCGGTTCGTCCTTGATGGACCTGGACCTGCCTGCAATCGGCGACGCGCTGGCAGGTACGTTTTCCGATATTCTCGGCCGCCCGGTGGGGGTGCTGATCCACACCTTCGACCCGCGGAACGGCGACGTCCTCGGCACGACCAATCTGGAGGCGAGTACAGTCCAGGATGTGCTGGACATGCTGGCGCAGAAGCACCGCGACCTGGCGCAGAAGCACCGCGACGGCACCGCTACAGTCGACGAGGAGGCGACCGATGCGAACTGACCCGCTGGGCAAGCGCGGGCTGGACGGCGACGCGCGCGCCTTGGCTGAGAAGCTGGAGGCTGACGGCGTGAACGTGCGCGTGGTATTCGTAGCCGCCATTGACGGAGAGGGAAACGTCTCTACCGCCGATAATTTCTGCTGCGCCGGGCACCGGCTGGAGTTTCTCCAGTTCGTAGCCACAGAAATCCTAGCCGGGCGCTCCGTCACAACGGTCAGCGGGGAGACTGTACAGTGAGGCAGGTAGATCTGAAGGACGCCAGCACAGCGCAGATCGCCGAGGAGCTGAGGGAGCGGGGCTGGCGCATCGTTCCCTCGTGGGTTTTCGCCCTGCTCAGCGGCGGAATCAATGCGGGCGTGTGGACCACGCCGGAAAGGACGTTTGAGGAATGACTCTCCGACAATTATGGTGCTGGCTCCGGACCGGGCACCGCAACCGCCGGGCGCTCGGCAGCGTGATGCGCGGCGGCGGTCAGCCCTACTTCCTCTACGCGTGTCATGACTGTGGCCGCCATTTCGTGGAGCCTTGGACATGAGAAGCAGAAACACGACTCCAACCCGTCCCCACACCCCAGAGGAGGAGCGCGTCAAGGCAGTAGCGGAAGACACGCGCGGAAGGATGGCGCGGCTACGCGCTGAGCTGAAGCACCACGAAGCGTTCATCCAGACCATGCAGAGTCTGTGCGACCACGATTGGCGGGGGCAGGACGACGAGCATCCACACGGCACGCCGTCGGAGACTTTCATCTGCACGGTATGCGAGAAGGAGGAGCGCCGGTGAGCTATCCAGGAAGCGAGAACGACCCGGACAACAGCGGCTTCTTGCCGCTCGTGGGTTTTGTGCTCATGGTCCTCCTCGTTCTCGGAGGAGAACTACTATGAGCAACGGCATCACAGCTTGGAGCTATAGCCGATACGCGGACTACAAGCAGTGTCCTCTTCGGTTCAAGCTCAAGTACATCGACAAGCTGCAAGAGCCGGGCAGTCCGGCCATGCAGCGCGGCGGAGATATTCACAAGGAGGGCGAGGACTGGCTGAAGGCCAAGCGCAAGCGCAGGCTGCCCGTCAGCTATCAGCACTTCGCTGACGAAATGGCTCAGCTCCGCGAACTGGACCCGCTGGTGGAGCAGCAATGGGGCTTCACGAGGGACTGGGCGCCGACGGGCTGGTTCGGCAAGGATACGTGGCTGCGCATCATCTGCGACGTCGCGGTGGTTTACGAGGACGGCGACGCGGACGTCATCGACTTCAAGACCGGGCGCAAGTACGACACGAACGAGGAGCAGGTCGAACTGTTCAGCACGGGCATCTTCAACAAGTTCCCCGACGTGAACAAGGTGACCACGCGGCTGTGGTATCTCGACCTGCCGGATGACAACGAGGTTATCCGCGAGTACACCCGGCCCGAAGTCAAGCTGATTATGAAGGACTGGGAGAAGAAGATCATTCCCATGTTCAAGGACAAGCGGTTCGCGCCCACCCCGAACAACAAGTGCCGGTGGTGTGCGTTCAGCAAAGACAAGGGCGGTCCCTGCCCATACAACGGAGGATAGAATGAAGGCAGAGTTGGATTATATTCACGGGAAGCCTGTCCTGCGGTTCCAGCGGGGCGGCGGGAGGACGGGCGTGCGCGAAGTATTCGACCTCGAACTGACGCCCGAGCAGGAGCGCAAGCTGAAAGTCAACGGAGTGGAGGCACGATGAGCGAACTATCACATATCATGGCCGACTTGGAGACGCTGGGCACCGTGCCCGGCTGCGTCGCCTTCAGTATCGGCGCGGTGGAGTTCTTCCCCGCGCAGCGCCGTCTTGGCAGGGAGTTCTACGCCGTGGTGGACGTGGACAGCTGTCTGGATAAGTTCCTTCGCGAGGAAGAAGGGACGAAGGCGTGGTGGGAGAAGCAGAGCGACGAAGCCAAGGTCGCGCTCCATCAGGCCCGCAGCGGCGAAGGCGTTCCGCTGGCGGACGCGCTGGAGAAGCTCAACGGCTTTCTCCGCGCGTGCGGCAACTATCGCAACACGCGGCTCTACGGCAACGGGGCGGACTTTGACAATCCGATCCTCCGCTGCATGTATGACGCCGCCGGAGTCGACTTCATGGGCAGCAAGGCGGGCTTCTTCGGCGGGCGATGCTACCGCACAGTCAAGAACCTGGATGAGTTGCTCGGCCCCGCCTTCAAATTCAACAAGGTGGAGCGACAAGGGACGTATCACAACGCCCTTGACGACGCCAAGTCCCAAGCCGTCCACCTGATGGACAACGTCGCCCGCATCCGGGCTTACCTAGGAGAAGTATGATGAACGAAGCAGGACCGAGCTCGTTGATGGCATCGGCGAAGGCCCCCGAACCCCCGGCAATGGCGCAGATCATCGATCGCATCGAAAGTTCGCAGAGCAAAGTCTATGAGCTTGCGTCACAGCTTCGGAGCCTTGCGGACCTTACCTTCGGCGAGCGACCCGAAGTTGAAAGCTCCGACGCGGCCGCGACAGGGAGCGGGTACAGCGGGGCAATCGGCGCGGCACTGGACAATCTGCGCAGCTTGGACCGGAGCATCGACTTCCTCGCTGACCAAGTCCGCCGCCTGCGCAACCTTGCGTAGAGAGTCCGCTCTGGAGCGTCGCGTGCGGGACAAAGCCCTTGCACGTCACCAAGTGGCCAGTATAAAGCTGGAGCCGCCCAAGGGCAGCGAAACGGGATGGCCCGACCGCCTCTTCTTCATTCCGGGCGGTCGGCCATTTCTTCTGGAGTTCAAGGAGCGCGGCTACGAGCCGACTGCGAAACAGAGCTACATTCATGACATGCTGGAGGAACTAGGGTATGACGTTGCGTGGACCGACGACGAAGAAGCTGCGCTCGCCGCCATCCAAGCCCGCGTTCAGCAAAGTCGCGCATAGCTACCAGAAGCGCGGCATCAAGTTTCTGCTCATGCACGGGGCAGCGGCTTTGCTGCTGGACCCCGGCATGGGCAAGACTGCCATCGTACTCAAGGCGTTCGATTCTCTGCTCAAGGCTAAGACCGGCACGCGGATGCTGGTCATCGCTCCGCTCAAGGTCTGTCAGCTGGTGTGGCCTGCCGAGCCGGACGAGTGGAGCGACCTCGCCCATCTTCGCGTCGGACTGCTGCACGGGCCGCAGAAGCAGAGGGTGCTGGACGACTACGAGAACTACGACATACTCGTCGTCAATCCAGAGGGTTTGGAGTGGCTCCTGTTCGGCGGCAGGCGCGGGGCGCAGGCCAGCGTGGATATCCGTCGTTGGAAGAAGTTCGGCCTCGACACGCTCTGCATCGACGAGCTTACGAAGTTCAAGCACACGAAGGGCGTCCGCTTCAAGATGCTCAAGCAAGTTCTCCCCACGTTCATGCGGCGCTGGGGCCTTACCGGCACGCCCGCGCCCAACGGACTGCTGGATCTGTTCGGCCAGATGTACGTTCTGGACCTCGGCAACGCGCTTGGCCGATACATCACGCACTACCGAACCAAGTTCTTCCGGGCAGTGGACCCGAACGGATGGAAGTGGGTTCTCCAGCCCGGCGCGGCGGACCGCATCTACGAGGCCATCAAGCCCCTCGCCGTGCGCGCCAGCGCGGAGGACTATCTCGAGCTCCCCGAAATCATGCCTCTTAAGGTCTATGTAGATCTTCCGCCCAAGGTGCAGGAGTTCTACGACGGGCTGGAGCAGGAGCTCCTCGCCAAGATATCAGACAAGGAGGTCGTCGCGGGCAACGCCGCCGCCGCCAGTACCAAGTGTCGCCAGATCGCTAACGGCGCGGTCTATGTGGACGACGACATCGCCAGCCGCATCCAAGGCAAGAAGCGCGACGTTCTTGATCTGCACGATCTGAAGCTGGACGCGTTGGAGGACTTGATTGGCGAGCTCAATGGGCAACCCGCTCTGGTGGCTTACGAATTCAACCACGACATCGCTCGGTTGCGCAAGCGCTTCCCAGACGCGACCTTCATGGCCGACGCGACTACACTGGCGAAGACCAAGGCGCTGGAGGCCGCGTGGAACGCTGGTGAAATCAGCGTGCTGTTCGGCCACCCTGCCAGCATGGGGCACGGGCTGAACTTCCAGAAGGGCGACGCTCAGCACGTTGTCTGGTTCTCCATGTTCTGGGACTTGGAGCTTTACGATCAGTTCATCCGGCGCGTGCGACGGCAGGGGAACAAGGCCAAGCGTGTTTTCGTCCATCACATGATGGCGCGGGACACGGTCGACGATATTGTGTTCCACGTGCAACGTGCTAAAACGAAAACGCAGACGGCGCTGTTGGATGCGCTGAAGGAGAAAAGGCGATGAAGGTGCAGAAGTTAGAAGGCCCTCCATTCGAGAAGGTGCAGTGCCAGCTTCCGAAGACCGAGCTTCGGGAGGTTGGATGGAGGGGCTACCGCGAGCAACGCGCTCAGGTTAACGGTAACGACGCCTCTACGTGTATGCGACACGCTCGCTGGGAGGTAGATGGGGCGATGCTATGCGCTCAGCACGCGGGTCTGCGGGCGTTGGAGTTTCTTAATGCCCAAGAAGCCTGAGCCGTTCCAGCCCTACGTGGCCAGCAACCCGGCAAGCGTCGCTGGGGGCAAGTTCGCCCGCGTGTACGTGCTGGCCCCCAGCTTCTGCGGAGTTCGCGTGGTTGAGCGCCTGTGTCACATGCCGGGCCTACAGCCAGGGGTGCGGGAGCGTTATATTCCGGCCGCGCAACTGCCCCACTATAAACCGCTGCCGGAGCAAGAATTCCCTTTACAGTCACTCATCGCCGAGCTAAAGGTGGAAATGCTGCAACACGGGGCAACCCCGGAAGCGGTTATGCTTGTCGGGGCCGTGTCCCCATTTGAAGAAAAGGAGTTGAATATCATGGCCAAGAAGCTCACCACGAAGCCGACCAAGGCGAAGAAGGCTGTCAAGGCCGACGCGCCGAAGACCGAAGCCAAGGGCACCGGCGGTCGCAAGTCCAGCCTGGACCCCAAGGCGAAGATCACCATCACCGACAAGGGCGCCGAAAAGATCGCCAAGGGTGCGGACAACGGCGCGACCAACAACCTCAAGGCGATGAAGGCCGCGAAGACCGTCGGCAAGGCGCTGGAAGGCGACCTGACCTCGGCGGACATCAACTACGCGGCGCGCAGCGGCACGATCACGATCGGCTGAGCCGTCTCCTAAGCCGACCCAAGCGGGCGCGACACTTAATCGGGTGTCGCGCCCTTCTTGCACCTAGGAGGAACCGATGAAGATATTTATTCCCAGCCTGAACCGCGCCGACCAGAAGTGGCATACGTGGGACGGTCTGCCGCCCTCCGTCCAGAAGGACGCCTACATGGTCGTCGGACCGAAGGACGCCCCGGCCTACTTTCAACGCTTTGGCGAAGACAACGTGCTGGTCGTCGACATCAAGGGCATCGGCGCGGTCCGCCAGCATATTATCGACATCAGCGACGGGGCAGTGCTGATGCTGGACGACGACCTCAGCTTCTTCACGCGGCGGGAGGACGACCCGAAGCTTCTTCAGAAGGCGGACAAGGTCGCCGTACGCGCGATGATCACGCGCATGGCCCGGCTACTGGAGCAGTACGCCCACGCCAGCATCGCCGTCCGCGAAGGCGCTAACCGCAACCCGCACGACGAGCTCCTGTTCAATCAGCGGTGCCTGCGGGCGCTCGGCTATCACGCTCCCACGCTCAAGGAACTCGGCGTGCGGTTTGACCGCCTGCCGGTGATGGAGGACTTTGACGTAGCCCTTCAGTTGCTGCGCAAGGGCTTTCCCTCCGCCACGCTGAACAGGTGGTGCCAAGACCAAGGGGCGAGCAACGCGCCGGGCGGATGCTCCAGCTACCGATCGCTCAAGGTGCAGAGCAAGGGCGCGCGCGGGCTGGCCAAGCTGCATCCGGATTACGTGACCGTCGTGCAGAAAGAAGCCAAGGGCGGCGGCGAGTGGGCGGTGCGCGAAGACGTGCGCGTCCAGTGGAAGAAGGCTTTCGAGCAGGGAGAGGAAGCGTGATGGATAGAGGCGCATTCATAAATTCCCAGGTCGCCTGCATGACGGCGAGGCTGACGGCTATGCAAGAGCAGAATACTGCTGACCGAGAGGCTGGCCGACCCGTGACGTACAGTCCCGAAGACTTCGAGGGAATGCCCGATCAGTACGGCCTCGGGCACAACGCCGTCGTCGAGTATCTTAGAGGAGCAGATCGATGCGCGTAGCTGACTTCGTCAATTTCATCAAGGCGCGCGAAGCCCACCGTGTCGCCAAAGAGCGGGGCTGGAGTGCCGCGCGCCGCAAGCCAGACCCGATAATCAGCGAATATCGGTTCTGCAACGTCCGCCGCAACGACGACCGCGTGACCAAGTACGTGATGAGCCGCGTGGTGGAGCCGTGGGCTGACCACCCCGAGCTCTGGTTTGCGATCATGGTGGCGCGGCTGTTCAACAACGAGCAGACGCTGGAAGAGATCCTCCAGTTCACACTGCCCTTCAAGCCAGAGCGGATGCGGAAGGCGCTCCACATGCGGCGGGACCGGAACCTGCGCTGCTTCAATGCAGCCTACATCGTAAGCACGGCCGGAGCCAAGATGGACAAGATCGACTACGTGATCGATCGCATCCTGTGCCCGGCGTGGGCGGAGCGCAAGAAAATCAGCCGGGACATCGACGTAGGCCAGCTCGGCAACGTCCATCTTCGGCTGATGCAGATCAACGGGCTCGCCAGCTTCATGGCGGCGCAGGTGGTGGCTGACCTGAAGTACGCGAACCCGGACAAGTGGGAGGACTTCCACACGTTCGTCGCCAGCGGGCCGGGCAGCAAGCGCGGGCTGAACCGGGTGATGGGCAAGCCCATCGAGCTCCCCTACGGAGAGGCGCAGTTCAGAAGCGATCTGCTCCAGCTGCGCGACGCCGCCAATGCCCGCCTGCCGTGGGAGCCGCTCACCGCGCAAGATATCCAGAACTGCCTCTGCGAGTTCGACAAATACGAGCGGGCGCGCACGCGGGAGGGCCGCCCGAAGCAGAAGTACACGCCCGCTGAACTACCCTGGAAGGAGGACTGATATGATTGTGGTGAAGGTGGAGCTCTGGTCCGCCGTGGACGGAAGCCGTCAAGAGCTGGCGCGGATGATGATAAACAACGTCGGCGGAGGCGGGGACAAGCGTAGCTACGAGACGCGAACTTACCGAGGACGCTCAGAGAAGGCGCTTCACCGCGCCATGCTCAACGACACGACGACTCGGCGCGGCAAGGTCAAAGACCACCCCGCGCTGAGCCAGCACATATGGAACCTTGTGGCCAAGGCGCTCAAGGGCATGGGATACGGAAAGGAAGGCTGATATGATCCACGTTAACAGAGTTCGCAATGTCAACGCCGCATTGCATGACGGGCTGGCGCTGCTGAGCCGCCCCGGCTGCTTCACCGAGCAGGGTAGTCGCAACGGGCCGGTGCGCATGGCCACGGGGCCGGTGATTACCGAGACGGCCAAGCCTATGGAGCGGGTGCTGTTCAGCCCGCTGCGCGCGGCTAACCCGTTCTTCCATCTGTTTGAGAGCCTCTGGATGCTGGCCGGGCGGAACGACCTGCCGTGGCTCGCCCAGTTCAACAAGCAGATGGCCAGCTACAGTGACGACGGCGGCAAGACGCAGCCCGCCGCCTACGGCTTCCGGTGGCGGGAGTACTTCGGGTATGATCAGATTGACGAGATTGTCGATCAGCTGACCGCAGACCCGCTCAGCCGCCGCGCCACGCTGGCCATGTGGGATCCGTGGGGCATCCACCAGACGTCGGAGGGCCAGTTCGCGCTGAACGGCGACCTGCTCAGTGCGCGCGACAGCAAGGACGTCCCCTGCAACACGCACGCTTACTTCCAGATGATTACCGACGAGCAGGGCACGCGGCTGGACATGACCGTCTGCTGCCGCAGCAACGACGCTCTCTGGGGCGCGCACGGAGCCAATGCAGTTCACTTCAGCGTGCTCCAGGAGTACGTGGCGGCCAAGCTGGCGCGCACTCTGGACCACGACATCCGCATCGGCGGCATGGTCCAGCTCAGCAATAATTATCACGTCTACACCGGCGTGCTGAAGATTCCGGCCGCGGAACTGGCGATGGACGCTCTGAATCACGACCGCTACAGCGGGCACGGCGGCGTGCCGGTCAGTGTAACGCCGATGTTCACGAATCTCAGATTGTTCGAACAGGACCTGCCCAAGTTCATGGAGATGGCCAAGCCCGGCGCGAAGAGCAAGTGGGCAGAGCTGGCCGACCCGTTCCTGGCGCGGACGGCGGTCCCCATGCTGCGCGCGTGGCGCTACCACAAGCTGGCCGACTACAAGACGGCGGTCGGCTGTACGCACGATATTCAGGGCGAGGACTGGCGCGTCGCCTGTAACGAGTGGATGGCCCGCGCCCGCCGTAAGCACCCGTAAGGAGAGGAACGATGAAGACGCTGGAGTTCATGCGTCGAGGGGGCCGCGTCAAGCGGTTCCATGGCTTTCATCTGCTGATGGAGAACCCCGTCGGCCACCACACCTTCAACGTGATCGGCATTCTGATCTGCTGCGCGCCGGAGGTACGCCGGGAGCTTCTCTTGGCTGCCCATCAGCACGACCTGCCGGAGTGCATCACGGGCGACCTGCCTGCGCCATTCAAGCGCAGCGTGGAGGGGCTGCGCGACGCCATAGAGCAGCGCGAGAAGGAGCTGCTAGAAGAGCACGACATCGAGGTCCACGCACTGACCACCGACGAGCATCGGTGGCTGAAGCTGGCCGACAGCTTGGACGGCGCTATGCACTGTCTGGAAGAGCGGCGGCTGGGGAATACCACGCTGGACAAGATCTTCTGGACGTTCATAACCTACGTGCAGGAGCTTCTTAGCGAGGACGATAACGCGGGCATGGAGACTGAGTTCTATACCTTGTACGTCTACATCTGTGAGCAGTGGGAGAACGCCGGTGGGCCTGAGCAACGCTAACGACCGCCAGCACGGCGGCGATCACTACAAGAAGCGCGAGTACCAGCACTGGGACTTCGTGTGTGACCTCAACCTTGACTACCTGCTAGGCTGCGCCAGCAAGTACGTCGCCCGGTGGCGAGACAAGAACGGGAAGGAGGACTTGGAGAAGGCGGTCCACTATCTCGAAAAGGCGATGGAGCGCGAGGTCTCCGCCCCAGCAATGGACGAGGAGAACTGGGATTACCTCCGGCACTTCACTGGCCAGCTGGACGACGAAGAGGCTACGATCATCCGCCTCATTGTCGTCGGCGAATTCGCAGAGGCCATCGGCGCGCTGGACTATATACTAGAGACGGGGTTTGGCGAAGGACCAGAGGACGGCGGCGATGGCCAGCAGCCACGGGCCGAAGTCCTTTAGCCACTGAACAAGGCCGACCGCGCCGTCTTGTTGGGCATTTCGCGTTTCGATCGCCGTGACGCGGGTGCTCAGCTTGTCGGTTATCCCCTTTAGCTCGGCGAGGAACTCCTTGAATTCGGAGTGCTGCTCCTGCCGCTCTTTGATCGCCGCCATGTCGATGCGCAGGTCAGTCATGATCTCCCTGCTGGAGACCAGCTCCCTTGTCATGGCGGCGACATTGTCGGCCATCTGACGTAGCGCCAGGAGCTCTGCTTCACGCATCACCTGATCCTCTGTAGACGGCGTCAAAAGCTGGCCGCGACCCTGCTCACTCAAAACGAGTCCCCTAGAAGTTGCAAGCGGCTGCGACCGCCATGTACGTCATCAGTCGTGCTTGCCGCATGGCCCGGCCCACGCGGTACATCTGGCTCAGCTCACCTATGCCGTCAGCAGCGGCAATGGCTTCGTCCGTGTCGGGGTATAGCGGCTCTGGACCCAGCTCCGCAAGGGCTGGGCAGGGCACGGGCTTGTTAACCACTACCTCCACAGTCCTTATCTGAGGCTCTGAGGGCTCCTCAGGAGTCGTTTGGCAAGCCGCTAGGGGTATAGCGGCTAAGGCGGCAAAAACACGCGCGTTGAGGCTCTGAGGGGTCATCCTGCTTCTCCACGTAGAATGGCTTCCGCGTCTTGGCAGGTGGCGGCGGGGGCAGCTTGCACGCTGCGCCTTACGGCCTCTGCGCTGGCGGTGCCCGCCTGCTGAACCTGCCTGACGGCGTTGACGCCCGCCTGCGCCACGCGCTGGGCTTGCTCGGCGGCGGTCTTGGCGCTTGCGTTGCACTGCCGCAGTCCGGCTTCCAGCGTTGCGGCGTTGCCGCGCGCCGTCGCCAGATTACCGCGCAGGGTCACGATCGTCCGAGACTGCGTCTCCAGAGTCTCGTCCTGCTTGCTGATCACCGCGTTCTTCGTCAGCGTCGTGTACGCCAGCGCCACAATCAGCAGAAGCGCTAACCCGGACGCGATCGGTCCCGCCAATCTGCTCGTGAGTAAACTCAACATTGCCTTTGTCCTTTATCTTGACGCTTCCTACCTTGGTCTCTATGTCGTAGTCGCGTTTGATGAACATTGCCGTAAAGCCCGACAGAGCGACGAATATCTGAACGTGGGCGGCGATCCCAAGCCAGAAGGTGTACGCCGCGTCCCTACGGACGAGGAGGAGCGCCAGCGCCGCAAAGCCGGTCATAATGCCACAGCCTAGCAGCATGGCGAAAAACGCCCACGCCCGCCGCCCGTCGGCATCCATAAGGCCGAACCACTTGAAGAGGCCGCGCATTACGCGCCCCAGAGCTCGAAGTGCGGACTGTCGCTCTCACCACGTTCACGGGGCTTGCCGTCCCGGTCCCAGTCTGCGCCCCAGCGAATGGGAGTGTCGAGCTCGTCGGCGGCTTGAAACATGGCGCGGCTCATTAGATCGAACCGCTTCAGGTCGCTCCAGTCGATCGGGTACGGGACCAGATCAACCGCATGGCCATAGCCGGTCTTGCTGTTGACGAAGTGATTGCTGGTCAGCGTCCACGTCACCTTGGGACCGGGAGCGGTGCGACCCTTTGCATAGAGTTCGCGCTGACGGGCTGGGGTGCGCACGCCTTCCAGCACCATGAAATCTGTGGAGGCTTGACCACACTCCTTCCAAGTGCTGAGGATGGCGAGCGCACGCTCCACAACGGCGACCAGCTTGGGGTGGACACCCTCAAGGCTGTCCACGCTACGTTGACTGAAGCCGTAGCTCATTCTTGTTCTCCTTGGTCGATGCGCGTAGCGTTACGATGCAACGCGCGGATGCTTGGGGTAGGACGAGCCTGACTTTCGCTAGGCGGGGCGGTGAGCGCGCCTGCCGTGCGACCTGCCATGACGGCATTGATGCCGCGGATGAGGCCCCGTGCCCGACTGGTCTCCACGCCGCGCTTGCCGAGAAACTCGATAAGGTTGTTGACCGTCTCGGGGTTATCGCTGATAGCCTCTCGCACAAGGCGCTCGGCGTCCACGCCGCGAATGCGGTTTTGGCGGAGCCAGCGCCGGGCGCTGTAGATCATGCCCGTCTTGTTGCCGATGGATGCGTGGCCAGCGGCCTCGATGATGTCGTCCATCGCACCTTCTTCGTCGGACAGGCGGCTGGCGGTCTGACTGCCGGTGCGCGGGTCGATGAAGCGGGTGTTGTCCACACGCTCAACCTCGCTGCGCATACCCCGCTCAAAGCGCCTAGCCTGCTCAGGACCGAGGAGGGCCTCGTTGCGCTGGCGCTGCGCGCTGCCCCGGCTGACCTGTCGGGCGACGGACATGGCCTGCGCGCCAGAGCCGGACGTAGCCTTGTCCACGATGTCGTCGCGGGCGCGGGCGCGGAGCGCGTCCTGCTCGCTGACAGTCGCCGGACCGGGCTGCGGGCTGCGAACCTGAGCGCGGTCGAACGGCACGGTGGCGATGAACTCGCCTTGTCCGTTCCCAGGTGGAGTGAGGTCGGGCAGTTCAGCGCCGTCGTATCCCATTTCCCGTAGCCGCGTCTGCAACGCAGCTACTTCCGCAGTGCCAAAGAGGTCGGGGTCGAAGACAGACGCCTCGGTGTACGCCGCTAAGTCTTCGGGGTCGAAGCCTAGTGCCACCGCCTCGCGCTGCACTACGTCCGCGGGTGCTGGGTTATTGAGCTCGATGTCGTAGCTACGAACTTCGCCACCGGGACCACGAAGATCCTGATATTGCTCGGCTACGGCCCGGTCACGCGAGTAGAAGCCGGGCGCGTCACCAAGCGGTTGCCCGCCGCGCCAGAACTGCCCTTCGCCGGGCGCGTTTATCGCAGCCGGAGTGGCCTCCGCTTCACCCGGCCGATACTGATCCGGCGGGGTGCGCAGGAAGTCAGACCGTCCAGCGAACGGGCCGGTTCCCTCGGCCGCGTTGCCCACGCGGGCGGCGGCGGCGAACTCGTTCAGCGCGGCGTCGTACTCAGGATATTGCTGGCGCGCGGCTCCGCGGATAGTCTCCGCATAGTTACGCGCCACGCGCATCAGACTCGGTTTATCCTTGGCAGCTTCGGTTATCCTCCGGGCGAACTTGTCTGCGATATCCACCGTCAGCACCGGCGTCGCGTCCTCCAGAGGAAGTTGCGCCATGATCTGAGCCTGCGCTTCTGGCGACATGCGCTCGAAGCCGGGGACGAGCTTGGCGGCTTGCTCCTCCGGCGTCCCGGCCTTGGCGCTCTTCTGGAGGGACTTGATCAGCGCGTCCAGAGGCTCCCGCTCCTCGGGCGTCATAAGGCGACCGATCGTACGAAGCACGCTGCGGCCTTCCTGAGTGTTGAGCGCCCGCGTGACCTCCGGCGTCAGCGTTACGGGGTTATCCCGGACAGCGTCGAAGCGCGGACCCATCAGGCGCTGCTCTTCGGCAATCTGCTCGCTCAGCTGGCGAGCAGTCTCCGGACGGTCGGTGATGTTGCGCCGCGCTTGATTAGCGACGCGGTCCTGCGCATCCACGTAGACCTCGTCAGCATGGCGAACGACGTCTTCACGTGCCGGGGTCATCTTGCCGGAAGCGTCGCGGATAACGCCGCGCCCACTTTCGTCTACGACGTCTACGAGACGCGGCTCTACGCCGCCGCTGCGGAACTCAGCTGCGCGCGCTGCCATTGCCTCGGCATCCTGCGGGGCGCGGGATGTCAGCGTTGTCAGAGCATCGTTCATGGCGTTGCCGCCGCGCCGGGGACCGAAGCGCCGGTACAGGTCCATCACACTTCGCGCGCCGCGCTCTGCAATGGGGGCAACAACCGGGGCCAGCGCAGCGCCAACCACACCGCCTGTGACAGCATCACCCACGATGTTCGCTGCGCCGGGGTCGGCGTTGCCAGCGCCGCTGATAGCGCCTTCTATGCCGCCGACAGCCGCCAGCCTGCCGAGTCGCTCTGCGCGGGACGCATTGGCAGGCGCGTTGCTGATGCGGGCAAAGCTGGGACCTGTGAGCGCGCCGGGCACGAAGCCGAGGCCGTAGGCGATAGCGTTCTCTTTGAAGGCGCGGTCCCGGTAGGCCTCGTTCTTTTGCTGGAGTTGGCGGTAGATGTCCCAGAAATCAGCGGTGCTCTCGTTCAGGCCGAGCGCCGTTCCCAGCTTGTTGCCGGTCGCGCCCCAGAAGCCCTGCCACTCATCACCGAAGCCGCGCAGCGCGCCGGACTTCACGCCTTCCCACCACGCTTCGGCGTTGCTGATCTCGTCCTGTTGGACCTCGTCCGCCTCAAAGTCGACCGGGGTGCCGGGCTGATACAAGTCGCCAAAGCGCGCGCCTTCTCCCTCGTCCAGCACGTACCCGGCTTCTTCGATGTAAGAGCGGATATCCTGCTCGGACTTGCCCATCTCTGTCATCTTGCGAAGATACGTTTGTAGCTCTTCGCGCGAATTCGGCATTGGCACGCCGTAGTCGGGGCGATCGTCCGTGACCGTAAACTCCAAGCCGGAAGGGGCCTGCGGCGGGGTAGTCTCGATCTCGAAGCCCTCCGGGAGCGCAGCCGTCGGCGCTGCGCCCTGCTCTGACGCAGGTGCGGAAGGCGCAGTCTCGATTTCCCAGCCTGCGGGGATGCCAGCCATTACAGATCCTCCCACTTGCCGTCGCGCATGATCTTGCGCGCTCCGGTGCTTGGGTTGCGGATAATCGTCCCTTCGGCAACGCCGCTCTGCGTCTGCCGCTCCTGGCCGAATTGCGTGCCCCGCTGACGCATCATGCCGCTGGCGCGCTCCACTACTTGGTTGCGCAGGTCCAACGGCAGGGAGCCGAGAACCGCGCTGCCGTCCTGGCTGCCGTAGGCCATGTCCAGCACTAGCAGAGCTGAAAGGTTGGAGACAAGATCCTTGCTGGGGTCTGACGCGGCCTGCTGGTAGAACTCCAATTCCTTATTGGAGTCCAGCCCGCGCGCGCCCATTTCCGTCGCCTGACGGATCTGCTGCATCAGGAGGGGTTGCGTGTTGCGGATGGACTGACGGATGGACTGCTCTTCCGTTCCGACGATGCCCCCGACGAACTGACCGGGACCCGAACTTGCAATCCTCGCCCCGATGTTCTCCAGAGTTCCGCTGCGCGGGTCCACGATGCCGCCCGCCTTAGCGAGCTCTACGTACTGCGAGGCCATGCCGCCGAGCATCCCGCCAAGCTGCTCGCGCGCTTCGGCCTGCGCCTGAGCATCGCCAGCGTCCCTTGTCTGGCTGGCGGGTGGGCGGTAGGTGACCGTCTCCTTGCCGGTGCTGTCCACTTGTACGATGGCCCCAGCGGGGTAGCCCTTGGCGGCAGCTTCCTCCCGGGATAGCGTGCGGCTGGACTTCGTCGGCTTTGGCGGGGCGGCGGGGACGCGGATGCTGCGTCGTCCGACCTGCGCGCCTTGTCCGCCCTGAGCCATCTGCGCGGGCGCGCCGCCGCCGCTGCCCGGCTCCACGTGGACGTGGTCGCCCTCGTTGATAACGTCCCATCCGCTCCCGTAGGCAGACCGGAGCGTCTGGTGGAGCTCTCCCATGCTCATGCCCGGCGGAGGGGTGAAGTCCCGGGCGCGAGCGCCGCGCGTTGTCAGGTGGAAGCTGTCTTCGTCGCCTCCGACGCGGCGATTGTGCTCCGGCGTGCGGCCACGGCTGGTCACGTTGATGCCGGGCACAGCACTGACCGCCAGAGCCTCCACCTGCTCGCCCGTGGCGCGGGCAGGAAGAAGCTGCGCTGGAGGTAGCTCCTCCATAGGCGCGGCGGGGCCGACGGCTGGGCCGCTTCCGTCGTCGGGGAGGAACTCGCCCTTGTTCGGGTCGAAGATGCTTGTAGTGTAGCCAGTCTGCGAACTGCCCACGGTCACCGGGTCCAGCTTGTAGGGAACCCGGTGTACGACCTCCCCGTTCTTGAGCGCCTCGGCACCCGGCGTCAGCGTGCGCGTCGTGTAGCGGTCCTTCATCATGGCGTCGTAGGTCTCGTCATCGAGGGTCGCCAAGTATTCCGGGTTCGTCAACGCCTGCTCGCGCAAAGCACTGAGCGCCTGCGGGTCTACGCCGATTTCGTCGAAGAGCGGCTGGAAGCGGTCGAAGGCTGCGCCGAGCTGCTCCTGCGGCACGCCGCGCAGAAAGCCTGTAGCTTGCTTTAGACGACCGAGGCGAGCGTCGATGCGCTTGGTCTTGGCCTCCTCAGCGGCTGTGGAGCGTTTGGTCTGGTCGTCCTGATAGGCTTGGCCCTTGAAGGGGTCTATCTGGTAGATGCTCTGGAACGCGGCTTCCGGGTTGTTGAGGTTGTTCCGGAGAACATCCTGAATGCGCGCGTTCTCCCTGCGCTCATTGATGTCGCGTACCATTCCCACGATGTTCTGGACAACGCCCATAGTCTGTCTCCTTAGCCGAACAGCGTGTTCAGGATGCCGTTCTGCGACTTGCCGCTGCTAGTGCCGGTGGACTCGCCGCCCGCGCCCGCCAGAACCCCGCCTGCGCCGAGGCCGAGTTGGCCGAGCTGGCCCAAGCGGTCCAGATAGTTCATGTACATGCCGGACTGGTAGTCGTTGCCGAACCGCGTCAGCGCCTTGCCGGTGCTGCCGCTGCGCAGAAGACCGCTCGCCGCCGCGTTGCCGGTGATGGCGTCCATGCCTTCGTTAAGGCCGAAGTCGAATCCGGCTTTGTCCTTGAAGCCTTCGAAGCCGCCGCTGAGTTCACTGCCGAGAGCGTTGATTCCTCCGGCCCCGGCGGACACCCCGCCACCGAAAGCGTCCTTCAGAAAATCGAACGCCTTGTTGCTGCTGGTGCTGGTGCTCTTGCTCTTGCTACCGCCGAAGAGCGCGCCTAGAATGCCCATAGTGCCGAACCTCCGATTGTGTGTCTATACTCTGATTACTCGCGCCCCGCAAGTGCCTTAGCTTCTGCCTGTGCGACAATCTCCAGGAAGCTGTAGGAAATGAGCGCGGCTACACTACCTCCCATGACTGAAAGACTGACTGGACAACGCCGCCTGAGACAAACACGCCCATTCCAATTTCATCGACCGATGAGATGTAGCTCGCCAAGGCAGCAGTCGCCGCAAGATACCAATTCTCCCCATCGACAGACCAGAAGAAGCTCAGATTAGTACCATCGTTTGTAACTTTCCGCCACACCGGAGGGCCCGAGCCCCATGTAGTAACGGCCGAAAGAATATTTGAGTTAAAAGATGTGTATGATGACCAATTCTGGACGAGTTCTTGGTTGTAGTTATACGCCCCGAAGATAATAATACGTCCTGTAGACGAGTTTCGCAGGACAATTGAGGCGGGATAGGATGCCGAAGGACCTCTGATAGCCTGAGATCGCGTGATGATGGAGTACGGAGTTGTGGGGGGTGCTCCATTACGCCTCAGTAATCGTATTCCAGCAGTGCTGTTTACGCTGTCGAAATAGACACCCGTGCTTCCTGAGCCGTCGACGACCACGCCTGAGTTAGAGTTTTGCAGCGTGAAGTCAGCAATTAAAGGAACAGCCCGACTGCGTTCATAACTGGTCCCGCCGCCACCGCCTGAGACAGTCCCCGGCTTCCACAGCCCGTCGGCATCGACATAGACGAGAGCCTGACCGTCAGTCGGAGGAGTGGTTGTAGTATCGACGTCATTTAAATTGTCGAGAACTGCATCCAGTGATAAAGTCCGATCTTCAGAAAGATCACCGCCGCCAGCAAGACCAGAGCCCGCACTTATCTGCGTAGACTTATCAGCCTTACCCTCTTGAAGTTCAGTGACCGCCTCCTCTAAAGATGGGATCGTACCAGCGGCCTCCGTCTGGCCGAACAGCGCGCGCATGAAGTACTCTGTCGGCAGCCCCGTCTCTGGATCTACAATGGGCTGAGAGCCGTCAAGGAACTGAACGGGCAGGCTCACTGGCCGTCCTCCAGCGTCAGCGCGTCAACTCGCTGGAGAGCTCCGTAGTCGGCTACGCGGAACAGCCGCCCCGGCGCGACCATGCTGCCGAGGCTCTGCCAGTTGAGCCGGGCGCTGTATTCGCCGTCGCTCAGCAGCTTCGTGCCCACGGATTGGAATGTCTCGCCTCGATCGTCAGACACTGAAAGTTCCACCGTCAGATCCGACTCATCGGTCTTTCCAATGCTGCCCATCAGCTGAACACCGAAGCATGGAACAGAGGCGTAGCCACTAGGAAGGACGACCTGCCCCGTAACTTCGCGCAGAAACGGACGCGGGCGCTCCTCGCCGTAGACGGGGTCGTCATCGGACACATCGGCAGGCGCGAGGAAGTACAGCGATCCGTTGCCATCGTCTGTAACGACCACGCTGGAGCCGTAGTTCGCACTAAGGCGGCGTCCGCCCAGCCAATTTGCGCCGTAGTACGCGCGCCAGACATCCGCGTCGCCGCTACCCCAGACGTGCCACTCCTGCGTCGCTACGTCGTACAGAAGAGTCTCAGCCCGGCCCAGATGTATGGCGTAGAAGTCGTGCCCATCCAAGGTGAACGTGAAGGCGCGCACGGTAGGATCAGCGACGCGGCCCTGCGCCGCCACTACGACTGCGAGCTGCGACGCTCGCACGTCCATGCCGTGCGCATTGGCCGTCGCGATCCCTAGCTGCGACGCGCGCACAAATTCCGCAGGAAATGCCGCCGCCGCTACGACGCCCAGCTGAGAAGCCCGCGCCGAGGCCGAAGGCTCCCCAGCTCCCGACGTGGTCGCGATAATTCCCAACTGTGAGGCTCGGACGTCGGCCATTAGACGGTCCTGGCCACTTCTATTTCAGCCGCGTTCACAGCGATGGGCGTCCACGGGTCGGTCGTGGCGGGGTCTACTTCTGAGATATCCCAGTAGTAAGCGAACGCCGTCGTCATCGTGCGATCCGCGCCTGCATCGCCGCCCACCGTCATTTGGACCTGCGCATCACCGCCGTCTGTTTTCATCATGCGGATTAGCGGCATGATGGCGCGGACAGACACGACGTCTTCCGGCAAATCCTGGAACGTCATGATGGACGGAGCGGGCGGGGTAGCGTTCGCAGCGATGTAGTTCAAATCATCCGGGTCTTCTACGCCAAGCAGAGCGGCGTCGCTGGAGCCAGACGAAGGAACCCACCCGGAGGACACGTCGGCATCCACGAGTAGATTGTACACCGTAACGGGACCGATCTGCGTGTTGTTCTCGGTTCCGCTGCCGTCGTAAACGACGAGGTCCTTCATCAGAGGATAAGAAGTGGCGATGTCGCCGGGGTATGCGCTGTCAAAGCCAACGATGCCGACCGTAGTTCCGGGAGGAGCAGGATCAGTTATGGTCAGGGCCGTGATGGGAATGCCCTCTCGCCACGCAGAAATTTCGCCGGTGACCGTGTCGAACCTGAACTCCAGGTGGTTCCAGGCCCCGGCGAAGACTACGGGCGCTACGCTGTCCGCGATCTCTGTCGTGCCGCGCTCTATCCTGAGGGAACCGTTGGGATAGAGTCGTACGGCATAGATCACGCTGTTGCCCGCGCTATGAACCGCAAAGATGGGACTTTTGCTGGGCGAGCTGGGAAGGGCCGGTTGCCACAGGCGAAAGGCCATGCCCGCAACTGTGCCGGGTGTGGTTAGCGCCAGCCTAGCGTTGCCTCGTGCGGACCCGGTAGGGCCGGGAATCTCTAGTACGAAGCCGGTCGCGTTTGGGTCGGGGTCTTCCACCAGCGCGCCACCGAGGCCCGTAAACGCAATCCACGGAGTGCCGTCCTGCGCAGTGCTCAGGCTTCCGCCGTACATGTTGAAGTTATCCATCCACTGAATGCTCATAGCCCAACTCCTGAGAACGCTTCAAGTTCCATCGCCCGCCGAATCCGCTCTTCTATGTCCGGCCGAGATATGCGCCGCTGCCCGCCCGCGATCTGGAAGACTCCGCCGTCTTCGTCGCAGACGATGAGGCTGTCCTTCACCTGCACCGCCGTCCCTTCCCACGAGCCGCGATCGAACAGAATGCCTTGGAACCGCTGCATGGGGGCGGCAGGCGTTCCTGTCGTTATCCACGGCTCCGTGGTGATCTGTCCGAGGAGCCAGAATTTGTCGCCGAACACCCGGACCTGATGTATTTTATCCTGGCTGCGTTCCGCGTTCGCAAAATCTAAATCATCGGCGTAGTTTTCGCCGGGGTTAATCCAGTAATAGCGCCCGACCGTCTCTAAGGCCTCGTCTTGGACAGGCACGACGATAACGTAGCTGTTGATGGCAGCGATGCTTACGGCCCCGACGCCGTTGGGCATACGTGCCTGCCTCAGCTGCTCGTCACCGCCCCCGGTGAGCGTGCCTGCCTCCCACTCCAGGCCCGCGCCCGTCTCGGTCGTAACGATGCTGTTGCCATCCGTCCCGTACTGCTTGGCGTTCACGTACATGTCGGCGCTGGAGAGCGCCGTGCCGCGCACCGTCGGATGGGCCTCGAGGCCGCTGGAGTAGTCGGTGCCTGCCGTGCCTGTGTCGTTAATCGCGTTGAACAGGTTCTCCAAGGAGGCAGGGCTAAGGCCGGTATCGAAGACGAGCCAAGGATTGCCGGAACTTCCGTCCGGCGTTCCTGCGTCTACCGAGCCCGTGGTGAACTCGTAGTAGATATCGTCTATGCGTACCTGATCGCCATTGGCGATGCTGGTCGTAACCTCCAGGTGCCCGAGAGCCTCACCGTTCTCAGTGTAAAACCAGAGAACTCCGCCTTCGGCGATAAACAGGCGCGTGGGAACCGTGCCGATCGCGGCGATGGCGCACATGCTTACGTCGCCCAGCACATTATTGCTGATCTGACCCAGCGAGCGGACCGAGGCGTCTTCCGACGAAACGCGGTAGAGAAACAAGCCACTGACGAAGAATAGGTCTTCGTTGAACGCGCCGGGCGCGGAGTACACGAAGCGTCCTGGCCCGGTGCCTGCCTCGGCGAACTTCTTCATCGCCGGGCGCGCAATGGCGCTGACGGGGCGGTCTGTCAGCGCGGGGACCGCCTCCACGAAGCGGTTCTTCATTATGACTTTGGCCGCGTCGGCTACTGTACGGTCATAATCGCCGCGCGCTAGGGGTATGTTACTCATGCCTCAGACTCCCGCGTACGGCGGACGGATGTGATGGCCGAGGCGATGCCCGCGCAAGCGCCGGTGTCGCGTGCCCCAGTGAGAGCCGAAGCCCCCGGTTAGAACTGCGACGCCGGGCTGACCGGGTACGACTGTACTCTGTCGATAGCGTGCGCGCAGTTTGCCGAGGGTCCGCGTTAGCGCGACGACCGTCTCCTCCGACAGAGCCCGTCCGTAGCGCGGGTTCACGCGCCCCGCCAGTGTAGTGATGAAGTAGTCGTCAAACTCGGAGGGAAACGGGAAGTCCTCGTCCGCCGCGCCGGTCAGCGTTGACAGCAGGACCCAGTCTCCGAGCTCGGCGCGGTAGAACCAGATGAGTTCAGCGCCGTCAGTGTCGATCACCTGCGTCTCAGCGCCTTGGACGGTCCGCCCATTGCCGTGTACCGTTACCGGCGCAGCGGCAAGCAGGCCATTCGGGTCGATGATGGCCATACGACTGCCGTCGCTGGGTTGCGGCGGGAAGTAGACGTTCTGCGCTTCGTCACTGGCGGCAATGAGGCGGCTGTTGATGGCAGGCCACTTCCAGGTGTGCGCGCACCACCACGCTTTGTCTTCATTAGCGATGCCGTACTGGCCGATGGGCCAGTCCTCCAGCGGGTCGCCGACTTCGAACCCGTAGGCCCCCGAGACAATGCGGTTCAGCAGACGCAGACCTTCGCTGCTCTGCCAGTCCTCCAGCGTCGCTGTCGCCGCGATGAGGTTGCTCTCGCGGTAAGCGTCGAAGATTATCTCGGGGGTCAGGGTCATGTCAGCTCTCCAGCGGACCGCCGTTGTCCAGGATGGCTTTGGCCAGCTTGGGCTTCGGCCACGAGGCGAGAAATTCGACGTTTTCGTCGACCTTCTGCATCTCCTCCAACATGGCGATCAACTGATCGGCCGTGTTGTTATCGACGAGACTGTCGACGGTGTGCGGTTGCTTCTCGCCTTCCTGGTCGTCGGTGTCTTCACCGTCGCCTTCCGGCTCGTCGTCCTCGCCGTTCTCGCTGTCTTCGGCGTCCTCGCCGCCCCCATTCGGCTCGTCGTCTTCATGCTCGGCGGCGTAATCCTCGGCGTCCATCCACCCTTCGGGGACTTCCTCTTCCGAGTTGAAGATCTTACGCTGACCTTCGGGGCCGGTCAGCCACTTAGGCCAGCTCTGGAACTCCTTCGTCGGGCGGACGTCGTTCGGTCCCTTAGGCTTCGGTGTGGTCATCACTACTCTCCTTCCGCGCCGACTACGATGGCACCGCCCGCCTGCGCGGGGTAGACTGGCGGCGCGCCGAGGCGAATCTCTCCTATGAAGATCATACACCGGAGTCCAGAATGATACCGAACCGAGCGTGCTGCGAAGCGGGCTCACTGGCGACAGGGTTGCGGACTCGGATGTAGACGTTCCCCGTGATGGCCCCCGTCTGGAAGGGTTCGCGCTTGTTGTCCCCGCCACGGCCCATCGGGAGGCCGATTAGGGCGTCGGCAGGCGCGGTTCCGGCAGTGATGGCGACCCACCACGGATGGAAGGCGTCCGGCTTGATGATAAGCGCCGTCGGGTTGGTCGCCACGAGAACCCAGCCGTCTTCAGGCCGGATGTAGAGGTCTGAGGTTGCGTAGGCCATAGTCGTCTCCTAAGTGTGGGGCCGGGCGGCGTGCCCGGCCCCTTGGCTGCGACTTAGCCGTTGATACGACAGATCTCGTATCGGCCGAACGGGTTGATGTTCGTCTGCCACGGCAGGTCGAAGCGCACCGACGTGACGCCGGTGTCGCCGTTGGCGTACTTGAACGACCGGAGGCTGAGCGGGATGCTCTTCATCTGCACGCTGGCGTTCTCGCCGGAGGGCAGATCTTCGAGCGCCGCCGTCTCCACCCGGACGGCCGACTTTTTGATCAGCGCGCGCTGGAGGTAGTCGGTCTCCGCAGCGCCGACCCACGTGATGACCGCATTGTCGGCCGGAGCCGCCGTCACGGTTGCGTTGGCCGTATTCACGCCGGGCGTACCGATGACACTGCCGCCCGGAACGATGATCGCCGGGAAGATGCGCAGCGCGGCAATCGCCCCGGTGCCGTCCGCGGTGTAGTCGCCCACGACGCGGAACTGCTGGAGGCGTCCCTTGCTGGCCTGCTTCCGGTTGTCGTAGGCGTTCACGCCTTCGATGGTGAAGACCTCACCGTCGCTGATCGTGCCGCCTACGCCGAGGCCGTCCACTGCGATGGTCTGCGTGAGGAACAGGCCGTTCGTGGTGGACGAGACCGCGACGTCCGCATAGTTGACGTCCTGACCCGCTCCGTTCACCGCGCCTGCGGTGCGGGAGCCCGTGGTGAGAACCGGAAGCTGCTGCGTGAACAGAACCGGGAGGCCGGCGAGCTGACGGAAGTTCAGGCGCGTCACGACAGCGGTCGCCATCGCATCGGGGGCCGGGAGCTCCATCAGGTACTTGGCGAGCGGCGGCATGTCGCTGAACGGCAGAACGGCGAAGATGTCGCCGTCGGGCACGCCCTCGTCCTTCAGGCGAACGTAGCCCTCGATGAGCGCCTCCACGTCGCTGATGGGCGCGCCGGGCGTGCCGGTCCAGTTGCACCCGGCGAGCGCCGTGGTGTCCAGGATCTCGGCGTCGACCAGATGGCCTTCGTCGTTGCCGATCGAGCGGATGCGCTCGTTCTTCTTCGCGCTGTCGAAGTCACGGATGTTCTCGAAGTCCCCGTAGTAGAAGTCGAGCGTGTCGCCCTGCTCCAGCTTGAAGATCTCCGACCCGAACACCGTGTCCTGCTTGCCAGCGGACAGATCGCTGACCTCTCCGCTCCAGCGCCGACGATTGTAGCGCGGGGCTACGTTCTCGATGTACTGGAACTTGTTCAGCGGGGTGAGCTTCTTGTTGTTCTTGTTCCACGTGACGAGCTTCGCCGCCACGAGGTTGTTCTCGAGCCGCGCCGCGATGGCGGCGGTGACGAGAGCGAGCTGAGTTACTTGATTCGCCATGTTTCGCGTTCCTTAGTTGAATTCGGACAACATCTTGCTGTATAGAGCGTCCTGCTCGGTGGAGAACTGACCGCCGCTGCCCCGGCTGCGGTTGCTGGGGGGCTTGGGGGCGTCAGTCGTGCGCTTGGGAGCGGGCGGCGCTGCCGGGGCCGAGGCCTTGGCAGAGACGCGGCCTTCCAGCCTGCCGAACTCAAGGAGAAGGTCCTGGGGGTCCATCTTGGCGAGACGCGCGGCCTCGGTCGGATTGCTGGCCAGCTCGTACGCAACGTCCGGTCCGACATCCGAGTTCTTGATCAGCAGGGCCATCGGCACCGAGCATTCCCACTTCTGATCGGCCGCCCCTTGGGTGACCTTCTCTGCGAAGTCGGGGTACTTCTCGGCGATCTCCGGCTTGCTGATCGCTCCCTTCCAGCCCTGTTCGATGGCGTCGAGCTCCTGGCGGAAGCTCTGTTCCTGCTGGAACTGCCGATGCTCCTGCCGCGTGTTCCATCGGGACCAGTCCGCGATGAACTTGCTGTCGGCCTCGCCGAACTCGTAGTCTGCCGGGTCGGGCGCTTTGTCCTCGGCAGGACCACTCTCGGGCTTTTCGTCTGTCGGCTTCTTCGCCTCTTCGCGCTGCCGACGCTCTTCCGCAAGCTGGCGTTCGAGTTCTTCGATACGCGAGTTCATTTGCTTTGCGGCATCTTCTCCCGTCGACGCGCCCTCGGCACCCGACTCCGAAGCTTCGGACTCCGAGGTATCTTCCTCGTTATCGTCACCTTCTTCACCGTCGTCGCTCTGGTCGCCGGAAGAATCTTCTTCGAGGTTGGTATCCCCGTATTCCTTGTCGTAATCGTCGTCCGTGGCTTGCACGACCGGGGCCGGTGTGGGAGCAGGAGTCTGCTCATCCGTTCCGGAAGGCGCGGCGGGGGTCGGATGCCCGTCCGGCGCGCGCAGAAAACGACCTGCGGCGCGCTCCGTCGCCGTCATGGAAGTCGTGTGGAGAAGCCGTGCGAGGGTCATGGTTGTTCCTTTCGTGGAGCGTCCTTCTTGGGACGACGAGTGGGCGCTCCGCGATTATTGCTCGGCGCTTTAGCAGATGCGGAGCGCTCTGCCAAGCGCATTTTTTGCTGAAGCATGGTCGGGGCCATGCGCGCCTCGATGGCGGCGCGGTCTGCCTTGGCCTCGGCTTCCACGGCTTGAGCGTTGGCTTGGCGCACGCGGGCGGCGCTTTCTTCTGCCTGCGCCGCAGCTTGCGCGGCCTTGGCGCGCTGCTCTTCCAACTCCAGTTGCTTCTGCTCCATCTCCATTTCCATGGCCTGCTGCGCGGCCTGTTGCTGCATCTGCATCTGCTGCATCTGCATCTGCTTTTCGGGCGAAGGAGGCTTGCCCTCTTCCTTCTCTTCTGGATCGATGAATTGCTGGATGCCCGGAGTTTTGCGCAGACGCTCGTAGATTTCGTAAGCGCCGGGCCAGTCCATGTACTTGGCCACGAGGTCGCCGATGACGCCCATGAGCTCTGGGGAGGTCTGGATTAGCTTGAACATCGCGTCCAAGGCTTCACGACGCTGCGTGCTGAACGACGGGCCGGTCTCCAAGACCACGTCGTACTTGCCCTTCGTCACGTCCGGCGAATCTTCGTCTTCCGGGTCGTTGATGACCTTGAGCTTGTGCTCGTCGTCTTCCCCGATGACCCGCACCGTGCGGACCGTGTCGTACGCGATGGGAATGAGCTGGTTGACCACCGCGCCGACTTCCTGGATGGCGTGGTTCAGGTTATCGTGGTAGATGACAGTCGCAACGTCGCCTTCAGACTTGCGCGCTTCAATGGCGCGACCGCTGACTTCATTGCTGCGCATCCCCAGCGATGCGTCGTGCAGGCCGGTGGTGTCCTTGATGTCCTGCTGATTGAGCTGGGACTCCTGGAGCAGCGCAGCGGGCACGGGCGGAGGGTTGAGCCGTTGCGGCGCTTCGCTCGCGTTCTTGTTGTACGTCAGCAGGGTGCTGCTCGCCAGATGGTTCCGCTCCCACTCGGCCTCGCGGCCTTCGAAGGCGTCTTCCGGTCCGACCCACTGAGCCTTCGGCGCGAGGGCGAGGCTCTCCGCCGCGACGCTGCGCCAGTAGTTCTTCAGGCGCTGACTGTCCTTGGCAAAGCGGATGAGGCCGAACCGAACGCGATCATCTCCGACGCGAACCACCCGTCCTTCTACACGTATGATCGGCAGGCGGTCCAGCGGGAGCTCGTAAGGCCCCTCCAGAATAGCGAAGCCGCACACCAGATGCATCCGGGCGAAGGTGCGGTAGCTCTTGCGCAGCTTGGGCGCGCCGGTTCGGGGATCCCTCCACAGGAGCTCGACGTACTCTTCTTCCGGAAGATCGGTGACGTCTTTCACGTCGCCGTCGTGCATCATGGCGAAGAGCGCGGGCTTCTCGATCATCTCCCAGTATTCGCAGATCTGGACGCTATCGCTGTCCCACCACTCGCTCGTGTTGAGCCCCTCGTCTACGAAGCCTGTCGGGCACGGGTAGTCGGGGAACCGCTTCTCGTATTCCTTCTTCGGCAGGCGGTCGATAACGAAGCACCGCTGCGCATCCTTGCCGGTGGGGTCCACGCTCATGCGGTCCCACACTACGGCCAGCGGGTTCGGCACGTGACGAATGAAGATGTCCTGGTCGAACACATCGTTAGCGGCGTAGTCCAGGTCCACGCGCAGCGCCGAAATGCCGCACGTGACTTGGTCTTCGCAGGCGGCGTCGTACGCCCGCTCCGCCCGGGAGTAGAGCTCGATGCTCTTGATCAGCCCGCTACGAACGTCGGCCACGTGAACGTCGCCGTCCCGGAACGGGCGGACTTTGATCGTCGTCTTGTTCAGTCGCCTGTCGCCGATCACCTGCCCCACGAACTGCGGCAGAACATTGATAGTGAGGCACGGGCGCATCTGCTCCTCGCGCATCTCCTTGACGGCGGGGTCCCACTGATTACCCGCCGTGAATTCCAGATCCTCCAGCGCCCAATCGCGGTTCGCCCGATCGTAGTCCACGTCTGCCTGGAACTTCTCCCGCGCGTCGGACAGGAATGCCTCCGGCGTGTCCCACCCCTCGGGAACGTAGGCGTCCTCGTCCACCCCGTAATCGGCGGCAGTGGCGTCAAAATCGTCAGGCGCTGTCGCCATCACAGTTCTCCGTTGTTGAGCTGCTCGAGCTGAGCCCGAAGCAGAGCCACGTTGCTCTCAAAGCCGGGCCGCGCAGTGCCGTCGTGCCGGGTACGGGCCTTCAGCAGCTTGGCCAGCTTCTCCATCTTCCTTTCCTGCGGTGTGCTCATGACATCATCCAGCTAGTGTGTTGCCGCTGCGGGCTGAGGACGGGCTTCGGCTTTGCGACCGCGACACCCTGTTTTTCGTAAACTGGCTCGGCGAATGTCAGAGCGACGGCGTCCCAAACGTCAGGGGACCGCGCGCCGCGCTTCCGCATCTGCTCCTTGCTCTCCAGCTGGAGGCGCTGATTACTGTCGTACTTGTAGGACGGGCCGACCGCGTCTGACTGAAACAGCGTGTCGTCCGGAATGTCTACGCCGAGCGGGTCCTCCAGCCACTCTCGCGACCGCATCCACATCTCCGCGCGGCGGTTCTTAGGGCCGGGCGACTGGGTGCCATCGTCCAGAGTGATGACCGGCTCCTGCGGATCCCCGCCGAAGTTCACCCCCGTCACCTTCTTGTTGTACTTCGCGCCGTAGGAGTGCAGCAAGTCAATGATTCCGATGCCGAGCCCGCCAGCGTCGATGAATACGCGGGCCGGATCATCCTGATCGATGATCTGCTTGACGCGGTTCGCACCGCTGACAATGTCGATTTTCTGGATGGTCTCTTTCTTGAGTACCTTGCGCCCGCGCCGCCAGACGATTGCGAACAGGTCGTCGCCGAAGCGGGCCGGGTCCACGCCTAGAATGAGCGGCCCGAGCGGGTCTTCAATGACATTCTTCCGCGCCTTGAGCACGAGGCCGCTCTTGATGAAGGAGTCGTGCCCGGTGGCCTGGAAAGCCTCGTCCGGCGTGGCCGGGTACTCCTGCATGAAGAGCATCGGGTCTTTGAGCTCGGCAATCTTGGCGCGCCGCCATGCCATTTGCTCGTTGCTGAGCTCGTGAAGACGGGCATACTCAACTTCTGAGAGCCCACCCTCCTCAGTTTTCTCCGTCGATAGCTGAAAATCCTTCGGGACAGGCCGCTGGTAGGCTGGTTCCCAGAACCACGGCGAGAAAATCGGAATGTAGTCGCCAATTCCGGCTTCCGCCTGCTGCCAGCGATCGTAGAATTCGCCGGTAACGCCGTTGGCGGTGCTTTCTAGGATCACTTCAGTGCCCGGCAGGTCCGGAATGGCTTGCATCACGCCCGCAAAGTGCTCGCTGGCATTCGGCCAGAAGGCGACTTCGGAGCCGTGGAACAGCTGAACCGTCTTACTACGGCCCACGGCCTTCTGTCCCGCCGTGGCGACGGAATACCCACTGTCCAGCTTGTTGAACAGGAGCTCTTTGGCGTTGGCCGCGCCAGTGCTGGGCTTGAGCGGGTTATGCTCGTGATAGCGGACGACCATCGCGAACAGGTTGTCCGTCGCCGCCTGCTCATGGGTGAGGATGAAGACGCCCGTGCCGTGGTGCAGACTGGAGCGGTGATAGAACCTGCCGCCTACGTAGGTGGAGAACCCCTGCTGCCGCGCCTTCAGGATAAGCGCGCGGACCTTGCCGGTCTTCGCTTTCTGCTCTTCCAGCTTCTGGTGGACGTAGCGCTGAGCGAAGTTGAACTTGAACGACGACAGCGAGCCCGACTTCGTCTTGATCTTCAGGCAAAGCTCCGCGTAGTGCGCAAAGTCTTCGCGCATCTTCTTGAGCATCGCCAGTTGTTCAACTTCGTTCATGGCTCAGTCGCCTGTCGCGCGGCGGTACATGTTGGAGACGTAGTCCAGAATGGCGGCGGGGTGCCAGCTCATCGCCTGCTCGGCGGCGGGGGCCTGACTGCGCTGCTCCTGCGGGATTGTCCCGCCAGTCTTCTCCTGCCGCCGCTTCATGTAGTGCATCATTGCCTCGTAGCTGGGGAACCCGGCTGCGCGGGCCTGCGCTTCCAGCTGCGGGGATACCTCCGGAGCGGCGGGGACCGCTCGTTCGAAGCGCGGAGCGTCGCTGTTCATGTAGGCGTCGCTGGAGCTGGTCCGCACGTCTTGGGTGGGAAGGCCGCGCGGGTCGGTGACGCCCCGACGCTGTAGTTCTTGACGCGCGAGCGCGTTCATGTCCTGGTGCCCCATGTAGTTTGCGCGGCGGCGGTCGTAGTTTTCAGCCATCGAAAGTCTCCTAGTTGAGCGTGGGCTTGTTCGACAGATCCTCGAGCATGGCCTGCTGATGACCCTGCTCCAAAATTTCGTCGCCGACTTCGCTCGCGGCCTGCGCCACGGACTTCTCTTCCTTGCTGGACAGCTTGGAAAGCAGTTCCTCCAGCGGAATGGATGCCGAGTGCTCCACGGCGGCGGAGGAGGGGACCAGCTTTGCCCACAGGCGGTAGAAATCCGTCGGGTTCTGACGTCCCCAGACTACGAGCGCGGCCACGCCGCCCATAAGGTCAAAGGCGCTGGCCAAATTCTCCCGCGCGGCCTGGAGAATCTTGGGGGACGTGGAGGCCCCCTTCTTGCGCATTGCCTTGAAGTGCCCATCTTGACGGACGCGCTCGGCTTCCACAAGGGTTTCCCAGTCGCTCTGGCCCTCGGCGGCTTGCTTCGCCATCTCGATGGTCCGCGCTTCGCGATGCTTCTCGCGCCGCTTGGCCAGACTGGCTTCGTGCTTCTTCCGCTTTACGGGGTCGGTGAAGATCTTTTTCTTGCCGGTGGGCATTAGAGACTGACTCCGGCGAAGCGGGCGACGAAGACGAGCGCCAGAATGGCAGCGACGATCAGAACGATGATACGCACTTCTCTGTGCGCGATGGGCAGCAGGCTCACCGCATATATGAATAGTATGACGACGAGTATGGCTACGAGTAGATTGATCATGGTTCTCTCCTAGTTGGCCAGCTCAGCAACGCCGAAGACCAAGGCTGCGACGAATGCTCCGGCTGCGACGACTCCAGCGATCGCGGCCACTCCGCCTTTCAGGTCGTTGCGGTAGGTCTCGGTGAGGACGCAGGTGACTACGCCAGCGAAGGCGACTGCGAGAAGGAGAATGATGTAGCTGGGCATCTGCGGTTCCTTTGTCTTATCGTATGTTGTCACGCTATCGTCAAAATTCTCCGCGGCTGCGGTGCTGGGGTTACTTCATCCAAGGCGCAACCGCGCCCCGCCGCAACGTACCCCCCCGGTGCACCCGCACCCGCGAACCGAGGTGACGACGATGACTCAGCCCTGCGCACGACGCGGCTTCGTTAACCATGATCGTTAGTCATCATCGTTAACCACGTCACTGCGACCCGAGGCTGCGTCACAACCGAGGATCTCAGACCCGAAGATCTTTCATCACTCAGTTGCCCTGTCGTCGTCATCCCTGTCTTTCTCCGTCACTTCGCTGCCTCATGCCTCGCCTCTCGGGGCGTTGTCACTTAGCGGCTCCGTGAGCCAAGGTTTACATGCGCGCATGGCATGACGACAACAAGATTAACGGGGCGCGCAGCATCTAACCGCCAAGCCATTGGAAAGCCACGAGAATACAGATAAGTGTACGGGCCGCCAACCCATCTGTGCGCAGTCCTCAGCCACGAAGTCACTGAAAACAAACGCAAATTAAACAAGATGATAACAGATAACACTATTAACTCTAACCCTAAGGCCAAACCAAAAGAAGTTTAATGTGTTACTAGGGTAAAAGTTAACAGCTAGTGGAGAAATAAATATCGTGGTAAATAGGGTACTGCGGGGTACTGTACGCTGTATCTGTGCGCCCTAGCAAAAACAGGCACTTAGCCAATCGGAGCAATAAAAGATGCTTAACGCGCAACATGTGAAAACATTAAACGACGTCCTTAATCTGCTGTTAGCCCAGAAAGAAACGGAGCTCGCGCAACGGGTTAACCTAATCTTAACACAGGACGCGGCGACCCGTTCCGCGATATCCGACGCCGCCAAGGCACGCGGCCCGGCCACGGGCGCTGGCAGGCCATCCCATCTCTACAAGCTGGAGGTTGAACCGGGCTGGGTCCAAACGGTGGAGGGAGCCAAGGCCGCTTGCGCCGCCGTGGCCGACGCGCTGACCACGCTGGGCAGCAAGCGCCATCCGCCCAAACCGCACAGCATGGCGGTGATGCTGAGCCGCAACGGGGCGTGGTTCACAACGGTGGACACAGACAACGGCACGGTCAGCATCAGCGTGACCAAGGCCGAGTGATGACAACTGGCACGGCTCTTGCATCATCGCAAGGACCGTGCCAAATCACCGAAAACTCCACTGAGGATGAAAATGAAGAGTTCCCGAACCGCCTTATCGGAATCTCATAATCATCCTGAGCGTCTCCCACAGACGGGTATACGATGAATGATTTCCGAGTCAGCCGCGCCAGCCATCATCCGCTCCCCATTGCGGGCGCGGGGCATGGGCTGGCTCACAATCTGTGCCATCTTGGCACGACTCACCAAATTGGTGAAGAATTTACTTTTCATTAAGGATTCTCGCGCATACACGTATGTAGTCGGCCGGTTGGGTCGGCGGGGCGGCGCTCCCATCAGCGCCACGGCAGCCGGGCCTTTCCGGCGTTCCATGGCCTAGGGCGCGCAACCCCTACAATGGCACATGGGCACAGCGGCCGTCATGCTTCAGCCCTACGGGGCGCGGCGGCAAGTGCGGGGCACCATAGCCCTAAGCGCGCAGCGGGCGTTCCCGGTCAGTGCCATTTGGCACAGCGGCAATGGGGCAAAAACTGCGGCAGCAACCAAGCGGCGCGGGGCAGCCCTGCGCCGCCGTTGCTGTATGCCCTGCCCTACATTGGCCGCCGGATGGTCCGGTTGCCTTATTAGGGCAGGAGTTTGACCCATGGAAAAAGTTCGCATCTTTGAGTCTCCTTACGTCGGCGTCCGCTATGCGGCGGGCCGTCCGCTGACCGTTCAGGAATTCAACGCGCTCAGCAAGGAAGAGCAAGACGAGCTCCGCGCCAAGGTGCGCGGCTGAGCATGGGGCAGGGCATACAGCAACGCCAATGTTGCAAGGCCAAGGAATGGAGAATGGAAATGACCAAGACCACCACGAAGACTCGCAAGGCCGCTCCCAAGGCCAAGAAGCTGACCGCCGCGCAAGCCGACGTCATCAAGTCCAGCCGTGGCACGGCGAGCGGAGAAAACCACGTCGTCCACGCGGCCGACGGGCGGAGCATCACCTTCCCGACCGCGCGCTGGAGCGGTGAACTGCGCGATGCCAGCCGCGTAGGCGAGAGCTTCAAGGCGCTGGACGCGCTCTGGAACAAGCTCAGCACGGCCAAGCTGGCACGCGGCGTCGGCGGGCGGGACGCGCCCCACAGCGCCAAGTCCGTGCAGGACAGCGCCGCCAAGAACGGGAGTGCAGGCAAGAAGGCGGCCAAGGCCGCGCCCAAGAAGACCGCCAAGACCGACGGTCCGGACAAGCGCAAGATCACGCTGACCGCCAAGGGTCAAGCGCAGCTGGAGGCGAACAAGGACAACGGCGCGACCCGGAACGTGAAGGCGCTGGCCAAGGCTGGCACGGTACAGGCCGCGCTGGACGCCGGTCTCAAGATGGCTGACGTGAACTATGCCGCCAAGGTCGGCACGATCACCGTCAAGTGAGTTCCCCAGACCCCGCGCTGCCCATGCGGCGCGGGGCGAGGATGAGTTCACAGAGGAGAAGCACGATGGAAAAGACTTACTGGACCCTAGTGGAGCGCGTCGCCGCTGGGAAGCGATGGTATCCGCAGTATGGCAGCTACGATCGGGATGACTGCGTCCTGGAGCGCGGGACGTACCGAGGCATGGGGTGCCGCGCCGCAGACTTAAAGATTATTCGCAGCGGCGACACGCAGGCCAGCATCAAGGCGGCGGTCGCCAAGCTGAATGGAGCAGACACATGAGCCGCTGCGAGTTCTACGTTCACCTTATTGGCGCGGCCCTATGCGGCCTCGCCATCATCGCACTGGGAGTGATGCAATGACCTACAGCGAGCTTGCCTTCTTCGCTGGCGTACCGTGCCAGCATGTAGCCGCGTGGCAGGAGCACAAGCGCCTCCAACGCATAATGCAGCGCGCCCGGCAACTGACCAAGCGAGAGCGCCGGGCGCGGCCACGGTACTGCTAGGCGCTCGGCCGGAACCGTGGCATAAGGTGCAGCGCCGCGCCCCTGACCGGGCGCGGCTTGGCATAGGAGAATTGAGATGGAAGTGCCCAAGGACTTCAGCACGCGGATGACCGCGCTGGCTGAGGACATACCGACGCAAGTGATTGCGGGCCTGCTGCGCAAGTTCTTGCCGCGCCAGCCGGTCAGCACAAGGCAAGCGCAACCCACGCCCGCCGGACAGGCTGAGCGCCAGCCGCGCGGCTTTGCTCCGCCCATTGGCGACGCGCCCCCGCAAGGTGCGCCGCGCCATGCGCAACGACCGCCGTCGCATCGTCCTGACTGCGAAGGGACTGCGCAAGCTGCGTCGCAACGGTACGGACGGCGCGACCGCCAACCTTTTCAAGATGCGAGATG